GGAATTTAAAAACATGGGTCAAATGGACGAAGCATTTAAACGGGTAGCACCACTTGAAGGCGAACTAGAAGTCAAGCACAAAAGCTTCAATCAGTTTGTTTCCGGAGACATCCAACACGCCTTGTTTAGAGATTTTCCGGATGTTTTTGAATAAATAAAGGTGTAGTTCGCGGGACGGCAATCCCCAACTACTCTAATGCTTAGAAGGAGCAATCAGCAATGATATTTACAAAAACAAATCCACCTATAGGCTTTTATGTCTATGCTTATCTACGCAAGTCAGATAATACACCTTATTATATAGGTAAAGGACAAGAAAGTCGAGCCTGGGGTAAACACCATTTTCAAATACCAAAAGACAAATCTAAGATTATTATTGTCGAGGCTAACTTAACAGAATTAGGTGCATTGGCTATAGAACGCAGATTGATTCGTTGGTATGGCCGCAAAGATATCAGCACAGGTATTTTAAACAATAAAACAGACGGTGGTGACGGATCATTGAATTTATCGTCGGCAACTAAACTCAGGGTTAGCAAGGCACTAACAGGTAGAGTTCCGTGGAACAAAGGTAAGCAAACAGGGCCAAGATCTGCCGAATCTGTTGCTAAACAAAGTGCTAGTACAAAAGGAAAACCTAAACAATCAACTGAAAAGATGAAAGGGCACACACCTTGGAATAAAGGAAGAAAAGTTGCTGAATTACTTTCTCCCGAATCAAGAGCAAAGATAAGTGCTAGACACAAAGGTAAACCAAAATCAATAGAACATAATCTTAAAAATAGTTTAGCTCAGAAAGAGTATCAAAGTCTTAAACGATTATCATCTACACTGTGAGAACTTCTACGAAGTTCTATTGATTCGCTCTCGCTCATCAATATTTTTCTTTTTTGAATTGTATCAAGAGCGAAGCGATTCAAGCTATTATCCAGATTAATTTGGTCATAATTCACCGTATGCACGGTGAATTGACGGCGCCATTATCCGAGTAGCATCAGTCATCTATTCTAATGAGATTGCAGTTTCCTGCGCGGAGGCGGTTGACCGGTACCCCCTACTCAAGCTTCACATATCAACGGAACCCTAGTGATCCGGAATAGACCCAAATCCTATGAGCAGGGGTTGTATCTGTTTCACAGAGCCCCAACCATTTGTTGCCTTAAGTTAGCAATTGCCTTTGACGCCCAAGTCTGGACCGGGTATTGCACCGTTCCTCAATGGGGATCAGCCATGTCGCTGATCACAGTGTCGTGATCGCTGCCTGTCAGTGCCAGTGTTTTGTTTAATACATGAGAGCCGTGTACTCGAACCTGTATGTGACCATTGTAGTAGTCCTCAGATTCCAACACTCGTCGATCAAATTGTTCTCGTGCTTCAATGTACGAGCAGGCTGCCTTGCTGGTGCAATAGTGTAGTATTTGTCTTGAGAAGTTTTCGATGCCTAGTGCCTGTATATCTTTTGAAAGTTCCGGGCTGGAACCCCAGTAGTCTCTCCAGTCTGAATCAATTTTGCTGCGTATCTTTTTGCGTTTCTTGGTGCCGTTTTTTTGCTTGACTGTTTGATAAGTTGTTTTTGAGAATTTTGCTAGTTTTTTGCCTATGTATTTTCTGCCGTTGACGGTATTAGTTATCAAATACACAAAACCCACACAATCTTGGGGTAGATTTTCTACCAGTTGATTGTTGTATAGCCATGTCATGTTGATATCTTAAAGAAATATGTAACATAATTATGAATTGTAATTGAAATTGCAATAAAAAGTTGTTTCTTCGATCACAGTGTTTTTGCCAACAGACATTGCATACTTTATGAAATTGCTAATATCTTGCAAATTGATTCCGTTTCCAGTCCAGGACGATCTGCTCTGGCTTAGCGGAGTGTCAAGACGATCCAGAGTCAATAAACTGGTTTGAAATTTTACCGTATTTTGTTTAAATGCTTGCGTGCCTTGTTTGCTGGCATGTTCCAAGGCTGCCTTAGATACTCGATAAGTTTCAAATCTAGGCTCGGGACTCACGATATGCTTGCTGCCGGATGATCCAATGTTAAAAATGTATCCTGATTTGTCTGCAGATTTCCAAGCATCGTACACCGCAAGGTACAGATTGGTTTGTGCAAAATTTGCCCAGGATTCATGAGGTGGCCCGTCGAAGGCATTGTTTACAAATACATCGTAATCTAAACTATGTTTGGCAATTTTCTCTACATCTTGAGTAATATCCCATCCATTGTTTCGACTGATAGAATCGCCATGAAAATGTTCTACTAGATGTAGTCCTAGTCCTCGATTACCGCCAGTGATTAAAAATTTCATCTTTTGCTTCCTCCTTGATCCCATACCTTGGTAATTTTTGACCCACAGGTCATTGCACACTCGAACAGTCGACCGTTGTACAATGTTTTGTTCCAGCTATCCACTAGATCATGCCACATGGGATTTTTAAAAATATTTTCGATGCTGTAATTTTTGATGTTTAACTTTTCTAAGTTATGTGATTCTAAAAAAGATCTTACTTGATTTTTTCCATCAACTGAGCTGAGCTCATTAGCTTCTGGCATTACTCCTGGCTCGTAAAATCTAAGGTCGTACAAATTATGATTGAAAAAGTTGCAAGGCAAAACTAATCCTTCGGCATTGATGGCTACCTTGTGTCCAATCATGGCATCACATTTGATTTCTGTTGAGTTAAAATAATCTTTGATATTGTTGTATTGTTTCTTTAAGTCTGGAAGAAACATCATGCTTTGATTTCGATAGTCAGGATTGTTAGGCGGCTCTAATACATAGTTATTCCCTACAGGCCAGCGAGTCATTTCTTCAATGGTTCTGTGATTGAAAAATCTTCCAGTTTTTCTGATCAATACATTGAAAAATCCTAGTTCTTTGCCTAGTTGTTGTACTTGTTTAACTTGATGTTCATTGTGATGAAAAACAATGAAATTCCACTGTGCACGACCACCAGCTTGTATAAATGCCCGAGCATTGGCAATGGCTTTGCTGTATTTTACATTGCGACGATACAAATGTAAAGTATCTTCTAGTCCGTCAATTCCGAAATCTATCTGGCCATATCCGTTCATGATTTTTGCAATTTCTCTCCAGTATTCCGGATCATGTGCGCCACCGTTGGTGTGCATGTATAGCCACAGTGTTGGTGATTTGCGTCGAAAATCTCTAAGTATGTCCAAGAAGTCAGGATGCATGATTGGATCACCGTAGCTTCCACAAAAAAATATCTGTCGAAGACTCTTACATAGATCAATAAGGAATGATGAGTCAATAACCGCCCTGGGCAGATGTGTAAGTGGCATCAAGGGATTTGTGCCATGCCCTCCAAGATTTCTTGGGCATTGCGGACATGCGGCATTACAATAAGTAGTAATTTCTAGTTGATACTCGTTGATAGCGTTGTAATCAAACAAAATTGTATCTCATAAAGTTATTGCATGACTTCAGTGCCAGAATCATACGAAGTGAATCCACCTTCTTTGACCACTCGCAATATGTTTTCCACTCGATTAGTCAACTCATCCCTGTGACTCACCAACCACACACTCTTGTTTCTCTCGCGACTCATGTGCTTGAGCAAGCCTAGGGCATTCTCTACACCTGCGGTGTCCAGACCAGAATCGATCATTTCGTCGATGAACATGATGTTGATGGGTTGATAAAGACTTTCAAACACATCACGGAAGGCCCAGCTCATGGAGAGAATCAGTCGGTTGCGCTCACCACGGCTCAGGTTGTCAAAGTCCAGTTCACGACCCAGTTCTTCGATGCTGACTGTGAGATCGTTTTGAAATACTACAGTGTGTGGCAAGCCCATGCGATCTAGATAGTGAGTGAGTCTGGCATTGAGGTAACTCAAATTTTGATCAATGATCTTTTTGCGAACAAAGCTATCCTTGCTGGTCAGTAACTTGAGTAAAAATTCTTGATGATCCTGTAGTCGAGTCAACTGATTGAGAGTGTCATAGGAGACTTCTTGCAGAGCCTGACTCTGCATGTCTGAGATCTGTTCAGCATACACATCAGTTTCTGTCTGTCGTTGAGCCAGATCTTTACGCAATGTGTCCACGCTGTTGCGATGATTCAGGGCCTGTTCCAGGGTGTCATAGAAAACTTGTGGTGCTGGCACAGCTTCTCCCAGTTGTGACAACCGGTCTTGATGTTCAAATCGCTGACTAGAGTTAGCCAACAATTGTAGCGCAGTTTCTTGCAAGGCTTCCTGTTTGGCTGCTCTAATTTCGTCTTGCTTGTGATCATGTAGATTCTGTCCACACGCATAGCACACATGATTGTCAAGATCGGTAATTTCTTTTTGTAACTTGGCTCGAGTTTTTTCTAATTTTGCATCATCACTGTCAATGCTGCGAATCCATCGTTCGGCTTCGTCTCGGGCTTTTTTCACAGTGTGGAAAGTTTCAAGATCTCTATGTGCTTGAATTTCATGATCAATGTCAATGTGTTCAAGATCAGTCACAGCCTGAGTCAACTGAGCCACATCCTCGGCTTGTTTTCTCAACCACAAGGTTTGTCGTTTACGCAGACTTTCAATCTGTTCTTCAATACGACGATTGGCTTCTTGAACTGCTCTTGTGCGATGTTCTTCTTGGGTGATGGCATCCTTCGTTTGTCTATTGAGTTCTTTCACGGCATCGGCTCGTTCGCTCAACTGTGTGATTCCCAACAACTGTTCAATAATGGTTCGTTGCTCATTGGCCTTCAAGCTCAAGAATGGCAAGGTATATGTGTTAAGAGCCACAATGTGCTGAAACATGTCATGACTCATGTTCAACACACGTTCTATAGCTGTTTGGGTTTCTCGTGAGTCGCCCTGTGCTTCGTCCTGTGCCAGCTGTTGCTCATCGTTGACATAGAATTTCAACACATTGGGCTTGCGACCGCGCTCAATTCTGTACACCTGATCGCCTACAGAGAAGTCCAGGCTCACCAACATGTTTTTGCCGTTGGTTTTGTTTACTAGATTGTCTTTTCGGATGTTGCTCAGTGCTTGACCATACAAGGCATAACTGAGTGCATTGATGATTGTGGTCTTGCCGGTGCCGTTGCGTGAGCCATCGCCACCTAGGTCAAGATTCTCACCCAACACCAAGGTAAGGTCACTGCGGTCAAAGTTGATGGCCTGTGTGGCTGCACCCACACTCATGAAATTTCTAACAGTGAGGGTTTTAATGTTAATCATCAACTGATTTTAACAAATTACACAGGATAAATCAACGAATTTGGCACCATCTCAGTATCATATACACAAATTCTACTTTTGATTTTTATTTCGCCATCCAACAGTTTCATGGTATCTAGATAATAACCTGCATTGAATATTTCACTGGTTTGCTGGTGTTTGGTTCGGATTACCACATAGTTGCTTACACATTCACACTGGCAATCATTGAATTGTGTTATTTTTGCTCTCCCAATTATGTGTCGTGTATAGTAAGGTTGATGAAAAATTGTGTCGGTGATTCCGTAGATTCGATCTTTCATCATATTTTTGCTGTCAAGTCGAAGCAAACTCAGTGGCAACTTTCTATCAAAATTTTCTCGACTCTGAATGTGATACAGTGCATCGTTGCTGAATAAATCTAACCAATCTTGCCAGTTGTGTTGGTCAACTGCAAACCCATAGTCAGAATTGATATTGTCAACAGCTGATTGCCATTCATTTTTATTCATAGCCCATTACCTTTTTCCAGTATCGATACATTCCGCGCAAAAGTGTTTCGGTCACTGGGTGATCGGTTGTTTCGCCCAAATCCTTGCCAGCCATCTGTACCAACTGTTGACCCTGATCTTGCCATTGATCAAACCCTTGCTGACACAGTTCAAGTACTTCGCTATCCTCACCACTGACAAATCCTGCTGGTCCATAAAGATTGGCCTGTCTTAATCTACGCAATGTCATTTCTTCACTGTCGTCTTCGAACCCAAAATGAGTCCAATTAAATTCAAAACAATCATTGCCTCTGGGCACAATTTGACGTGTGCTCAATGAGTTTATTTGTTGATGTATGACCACACTGGGAAATAGTGTTTGCATACAGGTTGTGGGATTGATAAAAGTACCGGGGTTATCTGGATCTGGAACGGACCACCAAGATTCTTCAACAATGTCAAGCATTCTTGGATCATGCAGGGTCATTTGATGTTTGTAACTGTCGATTCCTTGAGTGACTTCGTTGTTTGTGGCTTGGTTTCGTCGATTGAGCATGACTGCGTGTCGACCCGTGCTGTCAATCACGATTCTACTGCTGGATTGATCGGCTCGAAATAAACCAAAAGTCACAAACCAGGTGTGCAGTAATCCAGCATGGTATGGATCTTTGATGTTTTCCATCATCAGCTTCCAGTTACCCGGAATTTTGTGACGATTGTACCCTAATATTTTTAACTTTCTATTTTTGAATGTGCGCTCGAACCAGGGCAATATTGTGGGACCTAGATATTGTTCAATGGGTTCAACTGTGTGACTAAATGAAGCAAAAATGACTCCATGCAAACAAGCCACATTCAGCTTGACTGTTCCGTTTTGTTTTTTGTCAAAATCAGCAGGCATTCCTTCAAATTTGCGATCTCCTTTGGCAACACCACGCTCAAATGGTACTCCAATTAAATCTCCACTGAGATTGTATCTCCACTGATGATAAGGGCATACCAAACTGGTTGCATTACCATGCTTTTTTTGGCAGAATCTGACACCTCGGTGTGCGCATCGATTTTCAAACACCTGTATGCTGTTGTTGTGTCTAGCAACAATCACTTCCCTTTCCCCAACCCAACTGGTTTTAAAATCACCTGTGTTGGGTATTTCACATTCTAATCCTACATAGATCCAATGATCGCCGTAGAAGATTTTTTCTAGTTCTTGTTGATATACAGTTTGATCACGATATACCCAGTAAGGGATTCTGCTGGTGTTAGATTCTGGCCAACGACTCATTGTTTAAGATTGATTTTGTATTTGTTCAACACAGTGGCGTAATTTTCTTTGTCTTTGGCCACTTGTTTTTGGAATTCGGCCAAAGACAAATTGTTCAACGGTATGTAATAATTGTCGGTAATCATGTTTTGTATCTTGGGGGTGGCAATTGCTTCCCGTAAGTCGTTTTCCAAACGCCGTTTGACAGTGTCATTGACGCCTTGGTTTATATAAAATGCCAACCAACTTTGGGATACAATGTTTTCACCAGTCAACTCGCGTATGGTCGGAACATCCGGGAATTTTGGATCTCGTCGAGCTGCTGCAATGGCCAAGTAGCGTATTTTTCCTGCACGATACATGGCATTGGAAGAACCCGGGGCACTAAATCCATAACTCAACACAAGATTTGCTGAATCAATATACCAGGCAGTGTATTCTTTGTATGGAACATGAGTAGCCGAAGAAGACATTGTGCTGCCAAATTCTGCACCAACCACATGACCAATGGATCCTGTTCCCCAAGAGCCATACATGGGGTTCTTTTGAACTTCCTGTCGAAGTTCAGCTATGTTTTTGATCTGGCTTGACGTAAACAACATCATGTCTGCTTTGAAAAATGGCATCAATGGTTCAACATTGTTTATGAGTTCCGGACGATTGTACAAAATTGGAAAAGCCACAATATCGCCGGTGTGAAAAAGTCCTATGGTATGACCGTCGGCGGCCTCTTTGACCAACGCATCCATGGCAATCAATCCTGACGCCCCTGGACGATTGTCAATCACAACCGGTTGATTCCATTTTTCTGTCAGCACTTCGGCTGCTCGTCGAACCTGTACATCAGGCCCTGACCCCACTGGCAGCGAAACAATGATTCTTACAGGTTTGTTGGGAAATGCCACAGCAGATGATACTGCAATGCACATGCTCAGTAGAGCTGTGAAAATTTGTTTTTTCATGTGTTTTACTTTCTAAAGTTAATTTAAAACAACCAAAAATTGGTAAAACGTGGATTACAAGATTCAAATTTGGGTTTGAAGCCAAAGTAATTTTGTAATTTGATCAGTAATTATCAAAAACTATAAGGTCTGATAAATTTGCAACAAAAGTCGGTTGTCGTAGAATTCTGATTCGATATTGGTCAGCTGATCTGTCACAATCTGGTCTACCGATTCAAAGCGGATTTCGCCTGGTGCCATGTCGGTGTCCACAGATGAGTTCTTGTTGGGTATTAGGCTCATTTCTCTTAGCCCATAGTCTCGCACATAGGTCTCTCGAATGAAGTTGGCTTCTTCGTATGAAATTTCAATGTCCAGCTGCACACGCACATGCATGTTTGCAGCCAACAACTCAGGAGCACGATCAATTAAATTGGCCAAGCCCAACACACGATATCTGGGTTGGTCAGGCCAAGCATGGAATTTGGGTGCTTGCCCCCATTCCAAGATCATCATACCGCGTTCATCGTCGCCGGCATCGGCATAGTTGTGCGGAAAGCAGTTGCCAATGTAGGTGATGTTCTTTTGTGTTTGTCGCTTGTGAAAGTGACCGGTAAACACATGCTCAAAGTTGCCAAAGTGTTCTCTTTGTATATCACCATGATCCGGCATGGCCACCATGGCATTCATTAGATATCCGGGCAATTCAAAGTGCCCGAACATGTAGCGACCTTTCAGCCGAGGGATCCTTTTGTGATCATCACCCACAAGCCAAGGAGCAATAACAACATCGTCGCACTCAAACCAGTCATTGCATACAGTGACACGTGGGAGATGGCGCGCCCATTCCACGCTCTGAATGTCTCTCTTGTCACGATAGTATAGATCGTGATTGCCAGGAATAAAATACACGTGATCAAAGTTGTCATTTAAGTGCTCCAAGGCTCGCAGGCTGTAGTTCAGCGTGACAATATTTATACTGGCTCGAGAATTGTGCCAGTCGCCAAGAAACAAACAGGTTTCACAACCTTCTGCACGAGCTTTAGCAGTAGCCCATTTCACAAAATTTAGGCAGTCTTCGTTGTGCAAAGTGCTGTTTGACTTGAGACCGAAATGGATGTCCGTGAAAACTGCAGCTTTTTTAAATAGGTTACTCATTTCCCTAGTATACTACTCATCCAGGCTAGATACGACCGGTCCGGACAGTTGGGCCATGCTGGCACGCCCAGAATTCTGTCTACTCCAGCTAGGATCTAGACCATTCATTTCCAGGATGTCATCTCGAATGTTTTGATTTTTCTTTTCCAGGTTCAAGATCCTAGTAAACGAGTTGGTGATGGCTGCTGTGTAGTAGGCAAAGGGATTTTGACTCTTGCTTTCATCAAACTGCAGACCAATTTGGCTGAGTTGCAAGAGAGCTTGACCACGCATTTCTTCGTTGTAGCTGTAGCCACGCCAGTTTGATCTAGTGGCATAGCGTTCGCACAGCTTCATGAACATGGTGGCCAGCTTGCGTGTCATGGTTCCATGATCTTTGGAAAACTCTCCTGTGGCCAAGTCGCCGCGCCAGTGACTCTTGCCTACTAGATACGGCTCTCGATTGTCATCAATTCGGTAGTGCCAAAAGGGCGGGAAGTTCACTCGCATGTGAGTGGGATCCAGTATGGGTTCCTCCAGCATGAGATCGGCCAAGGGATCATCTACTGTGTCATCAAAATCCAAGATGTCTTCGATCTTGCGCTTTTTGGGTTTGTTTTTGGGCACTTTTTTGGCGGCCATGGGAATGTGATCCCAACAAGTGACCCGAAACACTAGATCAGTGTTGGGAATTTTCTTGGGATCTTGTTCAACACCGGTTTCGCGTTTGATACGGTCAGCACGATTTCTGCGTGCTTCGGCCACGGTGCGAATGTTGATTTTGCTCACATCTGGCAGGATGATGTCATACTGATGATCACGGTCAGGATCAAGGTAGGTGCAGTAGGTGTTTTTGCTGAGATGTATTTCTTTGAGTATGTCTCGATTGTTGAGATAATTCACGCGAGGTGCCGCGGGCGTGGAGGATATTGACACTGATGGTTCTCCTGGGTAGATATTTAGTATAACACATGATCGGGCGTTGTCAACCTGATTCATTATGTGCACAGTTTATTTTCTGGGTAAATACAATATAGGAAACAAACTCATGGCCGGCTACGACGCAAAAAAAGCAGCATTATTCAACCAACTCAAGCAGCAAGGTGTCAGCGAGGATGCGGCCTTGACTCAAGCCGGAATTGGTGATGCTGATCTTGGCAACTATGCTATAGGCATGAATGGTCAAATGGGTGCTCTGGTTGTGGGCAGTGGAAAAGTTGCTGGTGTTGATTATCAAGCACCCACTGCTGCTGAATTAAAAGAGTCTGCTAGATTTGATCAAGGTCTGCAATCGGTCAACTATGATGTTGAGGCTCGAAACCCGCCCAGCAACAAAACACCAATGACCTATACCACCACCAGTACCGAGACTGTGAGCGGTGGTGGCAGTACCACACGCATTGTTAACCCATCACAGCCCACGCCTGCCAGTCAGGCACTGCAACCAGCTCTGGATGCCAAACAGGCTGAACTTGATCAATTTAACCGGGATAATCCCAGCAATTTTGCACGCAAGCGGCAAGGTTTGCCACCCCTGACTCCTGAAGAAAATCTAGCACGGATAGCTCAACAAAGCAAACTGGTTGATGAAGAGTCTCAGTTACGAAATCAACAGAAATCTCTTGAATCTGGTGGTGGTGTCACAACAGTCACAGTTCCCAACACCACCACAACCACAACCACAGTTACCACCGCAACTTCTTCAGTGGATACACCAGTTCAATCTCCTGGCGGTGCAGACACCAAGGTAAATCAACAAACCGAAGTTCAACTGGGCACAAGTGCTGCGGCCACAGGCGGTGTAACACCTGCTGCTGATCCTGTGCCCTCCACAGCAGAATACAGACGAGCCACTGCTGATGCCGAAGTTGCGGCCTATGGTGTAGAGCCGGCACCGGCTCCACCGCCCACAGCAGAACAAATTGCCGCAGAAGATCTAGCAGTGTATCCCAATCGGGCTGTGAGCGTGGAAGAACGCGAACGCATAACTCAGGCGGAAATTGCTGCGTCAGACTTGGAAGTGTATCCTCGTGATGTGCCTTCTGAAGAAGATGCAGGTCTGTATGATCAACAACAGGCCATACTGGCTGCACAAGCCGAACAAGAACAACAAGATCTGTACGGATCCTATGGTGGTGCGTCAGAGGCAGAAAGCAATGCATTGACTCAGGCCCAGGCCAATCAAGCAGCAGCTCAACAAACCATTGCTGGCCAGAGAAAAACACAAAACAATGGCGACTGGCGAGTACGCCTGAGATTGGCACCCAGAGCTGAATATCTCTACCAGGCCCGCCCACCAGGAGAAATTCTTGCACCCTTGGCAGATTCAGATGGTGTGATTTTTCCTTATACACCACAGATCTCCATGGGCTACCGTGCCAACTACGGCCAATCTGATCTCACTCACAGCAACTATCGCGGCTATTTTTATCAAAACAGCTATGTGGAGGCTGTGAATTTGAAATGTACTTTTACAGCTCAAAGCACTGCTGAAGCCAACTATCTCCTGGCAGTGATACACTTTTTTCGATCAGTGACCAAGATGTTTTATGGTCAAGACCCCCAACGAGGCGCACCCCCGCCCTTGGTATATCTGTCGGGCTTGGGCCAATATCAATTCAACGAGAATCCCTGTGTGGTCTCCAGCTTTGACTACAACTTGCCCAGTGATGTGGACTATATTCGCGCTGGCAGCAGCAACATGAATCAAACCGACATGCAAAATCTCAGACCCCGACAAACCGGTGGCAACAGCAGCGTGGGTGCTTTTGGTGCGTTGCTAGGAGGGGCTCTAAATAACTTAAAAAATGCTGGCCTTACCAAAGGTGCTTTGCCATCTACCCCGCCCACACCAAACTTTGGCCTAGGCACCCCCACTTATGTGCCCACCAAGTTGGATATCAATATCACGCTGTTGCCAATTCAAAGTCGTGCTCAAGTGAGTCAGCAGTTCAGTGTTCGAGATTTTGCCAACGGTAAATTGCTCAAAAGTGGAGGATTTTGGTAATGGCCACTTACAATTCTACTAGTCCTTATTATGTCACTGAGTACAGTGAATTTTTCTTGGATGTCATGACCAATCGTGCTATTCCCAAACTTGCGGACGATCAACAGTTTGTGATCAATCAAACCTATCAGTATCGTCCGGATTTGTTGGCCCATGACCTCTATGACACAGCTGAACTGTGGTGGGTGTTTTATCAACGCAACCCCAACACACTCACAGCACCGCCCTTGGACTTTCGGTCAGGCGTGAGAATCTACTTGCCCAAGATCACTACCCTGCGTTCCACACTGGGGTTCTAAAACATGGCAACAGTTGCAGAAATTGAACAAGAAATAGCAGCAATTAAGGCCAACTTGGGCCAGTTACAAGCTGCAAAAAGTGCTGCCGAACGAGAGTTTGCGGCGTTAGAGGCACAAAAAGATGAAATAGTGTCTGCTGCTCGAAAACAAGCCCGAGGTGGTGATCAAGCCGGAGCAAAAACTCTTTTTGCGCAAGCAGATCAGCTAGATGCAAAGATGCAACAACTTTTAACAAGTCCAGCATATGAAAATTTAGACAAAGCCGAAAGCAAACTTCGCACTCTTGAATCAGATTTATACGGAGCAAAACAAAAAGAAGAGTTTGATGCAAAACAAAATCAAACATCAACGGCGGCTGCTGCGGTGGCCACCAGTGAGGACGGTGCCACACAACATCCTCCTGCACCACCTGAAACTGCCACAGGTAGGGTAACCGCAGATCAAGCAGCGACGCTGGCAGGTGGTACTCCCGCAGCAGATTCAGGCACTGACGCTCCTACAAAAACACTGGCTCAAACTCAAAGTGTACCAGCTCAGCCAGCTCAGCCAGCTCAGCAAACGAGTGACAATAGAAAAACGCCCACAGCCGGTGGTGAACCTGGTGTGGGTGCCACCAGCGATGATGGGTCGGGCACTCGCAGCACCACCAAACTGATTATAGACAAATTTTCCGGCACGGTGAAACCAAAGCCCAATGTGTTAGATCAGTATGCCAGTTACACCTACAGCATTTCTTGGTATCTCTTGGCGCCCGAAACCTATGGAAAAGTGCTGAATTCTAGAACACAACGCCCTAATTTGGCCGGGGATCAGCTACTGATGCAGAGTGGTGGTGCTCCTGTGAGCGGAAACACACCTGGCTCAGTGGGCAGAAATGCCTACTTCCCCAACGACTATTATCTTGACAACCTGGAAATCAAAAGTGTAATGCTGGGGTCAGGGTCGCGGGCAGCACACAACAGCACTGAAATAAAATTTGTAGTGACTGAACCCAATGGCATCACCTTGTATGAAAATCTCTACCAGGCAGTAAAAGAAGTCTACAACGAAGTCAACTTGCCCTATAGCCAGGCGCAATTTTGCTTGGTGATTAGATTTTACGGGTATGATGCTCAAGGCAACTTGGTGGCAGCACATGCCCCTAACACTTCGGTCACTGATCGATCTGCTGTGGTGGAAAAGTTTTTTCCTTTCAAAATAAAAAACATCAAGTTTCGCATTGCCAATCGACTGGTGGAATACTCAGTTGAAGCCGTGTGCATACCCTACGATGTGGGCATGAGTACCAATCGCGGAACCATCAATTCGTCCATGGAACTGGCTGGACTCACTGTGTTGGATTTGTTGGAAGGCACCGGGGTATCCACAGCTGAACCAGCACCCGAGGACACTGGTAGACTAACCACTGCTACTCCGCCTACATCGCCACCACCTCCACCGGTTCTGGTAAAAGACTTGCCCATGAAAGAACAGGCAGCTATTGCAGCAGGGACTGATGTTAACCTGATCAACGACGACGGAGCAGCTCTTCCAATATAAGATTATAATCATGGCCAACATTCCACCTTCAGCACCGCCCAAGGTCAACACAGCCAAACAAACCAGCACTCTCACGGCCATCAAGGGCCTGATGTCAGAGCTCAATGCCTATCAACAACAGTTGGTAGGCACTGGTGTGGTAGAAGTGGCTGACATCTACGAAATTGCTTTTGTGCCAGCTACCTTGGCACAGTCCACCATAGTACAAAGTTTTGACATGCGAAAAGACTGGAGCACCACAGCCATGCAGGATGGTGAATCAGCTGCAGCGCAGAAAGATCCTGACACACAAACAGCCAATGCCAAAACTCGTACCTGGAATATCAACGCAGGAACTCAGATTGTGCAAGTGATTGACATGATCATGCGCAACAGCAGCTATATTGGTGATCAAGCTCGGGTATTCATTGATGAAGAAAGTCAGGATCCTCGGCCACAAAAACCACTGGGCAATCTGGCCTGGTACAAGATTTCAGTGTTTGCCACACCACTGAAAGTGGACAACAAAAGAAATGACTATGCATACCGCATGAAATTTGTGGTCACTCCGTATGGCATCAACAGCATGCAGAGTGAATACTTTCCGGCGGGAAACTTTCGAGGTGTGCACAAAAACTACGACTACTGGTTCACTGGCCTTAACACTCAGGTCTTGGACTTTGAACAAGAGTTCAACTATGCCTATCATATAAATCTCAGCCAACCTGAACTGGCACCTGAACTCAAACGACTGGTAGACACACGCGAAGTCACACCACAGGTCTACACCGGTACCAACGAAGAAAGCAGTCAAGGTGCTGCTGGTCGAGCTTTTGAAATTGGTGCCAGTGCGGCCAGCTATTTGTACAGCCCCAAAGATCAAGGCACTGTGAAAATGCGTATCATTGGTGATCCGGCCTGGATGCAACAGGGCGAAGCTGCATTTGGTGTTACTTCAGAAACTTTCACCGAATTTTCTCCCTTCAATCGAGATGGCACCATCAACTTTGATTCCTATCAAATCTTGTTTAGAATCAACTGGAATCGCGCCAGCGACTATGATCTTGCCACTGGGTTGATGAACAATTCCACTATTTTAAAAAGTGGCCCGCCTAGAGAAAGTGCCACCTACATTGCCAAGGAAGTGATCAGCACATTTCGTGCGGGCAAATTTGAACAGGCGCTGGAGGGCAAATTGTTGTTGTTGCCAGCGTCGGCCAAGGATCAAATGGCTTCGGATCAAGCACGGCCAGGTGCAAAATCAGCACAACCAGCTGGTTGGCGGCCACCCGACAATGCCCTGGGCGAGACTTCCTCGGCCACTGTGATGAAACAAGCTCCTGAAGTACCGGATAATTTTGGTGGCGAAGGTGTAGACGATCAAGCAGTGCTTGATTCTTATGAAGCACAGTTGACCGAAAGCGAAGCTATTACCAGAGCCGAAGCCGAAGCAGCACCGGCCTTCAACAACGGTGAAATAAACTACGACGATGTGGATTTTGCCCCTCCCGCTGGTGCTGTGAACAACACCGTGGCTGCCACTGCCACTGCCGCCGGTGTCGCTGCCACAGCTGGTGCTGCAAATTTTACCCCGCCACCGGTATTGTCATCAATAGGTCAAGCCCTGGCGCCATTGACAGATAAATTCAATACCGTAGCAGGAAGAATACTGCCTGCGCAATGGATGCGCAAAGACTCAAAACCAGGATAAAAAATGTCAGATAATGATCAGCGCAGTCGTGGCCAACCCAAGGACTTCAAACTAAATCGCGGCGGCGCGGCAGCCGAATCCGGTCCGTTTGTGGGCACAGTGGTCAACAATGTTGACCCCACTCGTGCTGGCCGATTGCAGGTGTACATTGAAACATTTAGTGGTCCTGTGCCCAAGGGACAATCGGTACTGGACACCAACAAAAGTCTCTGGCGCACAGTGAGATATCTGTCGCCATTTTATGGATCTACGCCGCCGGTGACAGGCACCAAGGGTGCAGTCAACAGTCCTGGTAAATTTCTACAGAGCAATCCGCACAGCTATGGCATGTGGTTTACTCCTCCAGATCTTGGGGTACAGGTGCTGTGCTTTTTTGCTGCTGGTGATCCCAATCAAGGTTACTATTTGGGTTGCATACCTGAACCTGGCATCACACACATGATTCCTGCAGTGGGCGCCAGTGCCAAGTACAAAACTGACAATGCCACCCAGGCCAGTTTGTTTGATGGCGCCGATAGTTTGCCTGTGACTGAAATCAATCCCAACAACAAAGAAATATTCAACAATCCCAAGTTTTTTGATCAAACTAGACCAGTGCATGGTGTGGTAGCAGCGGCCATGTTTCAACAAGGCACCTTGAGCGACACGCAACGCGGACCCATTGGCAGCACCAGTCAGAGAGAAAGTCCCAGTGCTTGTTATGGATTCAGCACACCCGGCAAGCCCATATATCTCGGGGGACAAACACAAAAGAGCCTGAAAGCAGATCTCAAAAGTGGCAAAGTTCGACCACAGGATCTGCAAGTGATTGGCAGATTTGGCGGCCACAGTTTGGTCATGGACGACGGCGACATCTCGGGCAATGACTCCTTGGTACGCTTGAGAACAGCCACTGGTCATCAGATCACCATGAGTGATGACGGGAACTTTTTGTACATCATTCATGCCAACGGTCAAACCTGGTTGGAGTTTGGTCAAGAAGGCACAGTGGATGTGTATGCCACCAACTCGGTGAATGTGCGTACACAAGGCACCATCAATCTGCATGCCGACGAAGATGTCAACATCTTTGCCGGTGGTAAATTTTCAGTGCATGCTGGCAGCAACATCACCATGGAGTCCAAGGCAAGTGTGAATATTTCCAGTACGGACAGCATGACCCTGGCCTCCAAGGCCAAGCTGGGTATTCGTGCCGACGGCAGCCTGGCATTAGTCAGCACCTCGGGATCCTGGAATAGTGGGTCAGCCTTGAGCTTGGCCGCAGGGGGCATCGACCTCAACGGTGCTGCCACAGAATCAGTCACAGCACCCGATGCCTTGCAGTTGAACCTCATGCCCGAAGCTGTGTATGATTCTGCCATTGGCTGGTCTGTGGAAGCCACAGGACTACAAAGCACAGTGACTCGTGCACCCACTCACGAACCCTGGCCCTATCACAACACCGGAGTAGCAGTATCAGTAGCACTAGAACCTGGAAAACCTGCCACTCCTCCCAACACTCCGGATCTGCCGCCCGGAGTCACTATCACAGCTGGACCCACAGTAGCATAACATGGCCAAGTTTACATTTCTCTCAGTGACCGGGCAGTTGTTCTATGTGGATGCACCAGATGGTACCACTGTGGCACAGGCTCAGTTCATTGCTGATCAGCAGTTTGCAGCTGGTGCGCTGGCAGGCCTGCGACCAGGAGATGCTATCTCAGCTCCCGGTTACGATGTGGTGAAATTTGCTCTAAGTCGACTGGATCGCGGCACAGCCGGTGTAGGCGATACTCCTCTAGTGGCCATCAACAGTGGCGCCACCATCACTGCCCTGCCTCGATTGAATAATGTGCCTGTGCAAAATGCCATCACTGCCAGTGACTATGTGGCACAAACCACAGTGACACAATCTGTAGGTCCTCTTTCCCCGGCACAGGTTCAAGGTTTGTTGGCTGCAGCAGCTCGTGCAGCTGATCAAGCCGCCGATGTCATGACCGAACAAGGCATTGGCAAATACAAGCTCACTGCACCGCAACTGGAGGAAATGGGATACCTCAAGCCTGGCACCAGCTGCAGATATCTTGATCTCTGCAACGATGACGCCTATCAACCACCTGTGAGAGGAACCTGACCATGGCCAGTTTGTTTGAAAGTGTGATGAAGAGCACCAATGTGTGGACCGGCAAGGACGGGGTCAAGGGTGTGCAAGATATCCTGGGCAACAGTCAACTACAGGACAAGATTCAGGGAGACTTGATCAAAGCCAATTACAACAAGCTGGTGGATTCAGGTGCTATTCAACAAGGCGCTGAACCTGTGAAAAGTTTGTTGGGCAAGGTGATGTCTGACACCGGATTCAGCAAAGTCACCAGCAATCCCTTGGGTTCCTTGGACGGACTCAAAGATTCCCTGTCAGGCAATGGAAAATCATTGGGAGACACCTTGGGTGGTATCAAAAGTTCACTGGGCGGATCCTTGGGCAGTTTCAAATCGGCCTTGAGTGGTGCCGGAGTCGATGTGGCCACTGGTCGTGTGGCCGCCATAGATGCACAAGCTCCGGCAATCACAGCCAAGATTGATGGTATCATTGGTGGACTGGATGTGGAAAACAAAATTTCCGGAATCAAAGGCTCATTGGGCAGCACCTTGGGTGGACTGAAATCATCTGGAGAGTCCATGGCCTCGGGGTTTGGGTCTTCACTCACAGCCGCTGGAGTCGATATCAAAACCGGCCAAGTGCCTGCCATTGATGCAGCATTTGCATCAGGTGGTGCGTCAGGGGGTTTGGGCGCCCTGGCCAACTTGACAGGAATCAAAGGCGGAGTACCGGCATCGTTTGCCAGCAAGATAGATGCCATCAAAGCCGAAGTTGAAAGTGATACTGGCGAACCCAAAAAAATCAATCAGTTCAAGCTGGCCAAACTGTTGGATGCCCCGTTGTTGCCACAACTGGGACCTGATGCCACTCTTGGTGATGTCAAAAACATGGTGACTGGTAAACTCGACAGTCTCAAGTCCAGTGGCTTATCGGCAGCAGGTCAATTTGGATCTTCACTCTCGGCAGCTGGTGTTGATATCAAAACTGGGTCAATTCCCTCGGTTGATGCTGCATTTGCTTCGGGAGGCATATCCGGAGCAGCATCGAGCCTGGGAAAAGTTGTAGGATCAGTTTCCTCCAGCGGCACAGCCAAGCTGGGCGGCCTCTTGGAAAATGCCAGCAAATTTGGTGCTGGTCCTGCCACAGACTGGGCCAAGGGTGCATTGCCCTCGGGCAATCTGGCTGCCAGCATGAACAGCTTGGCCAAACAAGGTGAGTTTGCTGTGAATTTCCCCGAAATGAAATTGCCCTCTGCTGTGACCGGTCCTGCGCCTCTGGGTGCGTTTGGGGGCACTGTGGACCGATCAACCCTGGATTCGGCCATGAGCAAGATTGTGGGCAGTGGCAAAATTGGCCTGCCTGCATTTGGCGGAGGTGGCATTGAACAATCCGTGGCCGGATTTGAACAATCTTTGGCCAGCAACACCAAAGATGAAGATCTCACTTACACCGGGGATGACAACACAGTATGGGATCGTGTGAATCGTGAACGACTGCGTCGTGGCTTGCCCAGCTTGACCGAGTTGGGCTACCCCCGTCCACCTGACCTTCCACCGCGCCCGCCTGATTATAATTAAATACACATTATGACCACATTCATCGGATTCAATACCATAGATCAACCCAAAAAGTTCACGCTCACTGACTTTGAGCTGATCAAGCGTGACCTACTAAATGCCTTCAACATCATACCTGGACAGCTGGTGGGCAGACCCAGCTATGGCTGTGCGCTGTGGAGCTTTTTGTTTGAGAATCAAGTGCAAGCCACAGAAACTGCTATGCTGGCTGAAATACAGCGTGTGATAGCCGGTGATCCGCGCTTGTATCTCAGTGATGTACAACTGTTTCCCCAGGAAAACGGTATCCTGATACAGCTGGCCTTGAGTGTGGTGCCCAGTACTGATGCCGAACGACTCAACATATTTTTCAACCAAGAAACACGCCGAGCTTCATTCGTATAACTACGCCGTTTATTTCCGCCATAAATAATTCAACACGGAATACACATGGCAAAAACCACTAGACAAACTGCAATCTTTGGGGTAGAGGATTGGAAAAGAATCTATCAAACCTACAGAGAAGCTGATTTTCAAAGCTATGATTTTGAAACTCTGCGCAAGAGTTTTGTGGACTACTTGCGCCTGTACTATCCCGAAACCTTCAACGACTACATTGAGTCATCTGAATTCATTGCGCTGTTGGATGTGATGGCGTTCATGGGCCAGGCCTTGGCCTTTCGTACCGATCTCAACACACGCGAAAATTACCTAGACACAGCCGAACGCCGAGACTCAGTGATCAAGTTGGCCAACTTGGTCAGCTACACACCCAAGCGCAACACCGCAGCTTCGGGCTATCTCAAGGTGTTTTCAGTGCAGACCACAGAAAATGTGTTTGACTACAACGGCATCAACCTGGCCAACATCACAGTGAACTGGGCTGATCCCACCAACTTTGACTGGCAAGAGCAGTTTTCTGTGATTCTCAATTCTGCTCTAGTCAACACACAGCGTATTGGTCGTCCCGGCAACAGAACCACTATTCAAGGTGTGAGGACTGATGAGTATACCATAAATTTGGTGTCGGGTTACTTGCCGGTGATACCCTACAGTGCCACCATCAATGGCGTCAACATGCCATTTGAAGCTGTGAATGCTACCATTTCGGGCCGTGACTATGTTTACGAACCCGCACCCCGTCCCAATGGCGAATTCAATGTGTTGTTCCGCAACGATCAACTGGGTTTTGCCAGTGCCAACACTGGTTACTTCTTTTACTTCAAGCAAGGTGTGCTGCAGAATCAAGACTTCAACCTGGCTGAAAGAATTTCAAATCGTTCAGTCAACATCAATATTGAAGGCATCAACAACCAAGATCGTTGGTTATACCAATTAGACAATGTGGGAAACATTGCCAGCGAGTGGGAGTTTGTGGAAAGTGTTTACACAGCGGCAGTGGAACAGCTGAGTCCTAACCTGCGCAAGTTATTTTCAGTGACCAGTCGTACCAACGATCAAATTTCCATGAACTTTGGTGATGGTGTGTTTTCTGAAATTCCAGTGGGATTTTTCCGAGCCTATGTTCGTGCCAGCAACGGCTTGCAGTACATTATCAATCCTGAAGAAATGCAGAGCGTGGTGCTGCCCGTCAGTTACATAAGTCGTAACGGACAGCTAGAAACGCTGACATTTACTTGCGGTATCACTGAACCGGTCAGCAATGCTTTGCCCAGAGAAACTCTGGATGCTATCAAGCAACGAGCTCCTGCACGCTACTACACACAGAATCGCATGGTCAATGGCGAAGACTACAACAACTTCCCGTTCACAGCTTACAATTCCATTATCAAGAGCAAGGCCTTGAATCGTGCGTCTATTGGCACCAGTCGTTATCTTGATCTTGTGGACAACACTGGCAAATATTCCAGTACCAACACATTCAGCAGCGACGGTGCTCTCTATGAACAAACAGTGTTGCCAACATTTTTGTTTTCTTGGCTCACTATCAATGACATTGGTAATGTGATTGTGAATCAAGCACAACCATTGTTGTCACAAGCGTCTGCACAGCAGTTTTACTACGCAAACTATCCTCGTCCACCACTCACAGCGCAGAGCATGACCTGGCATCTCAGCACCACCTTGGCCAATGAAACCACGGGATATTTTCAAGGCAGCACCGGTTATGCAATTGCAGTGGGCGCTTTTTCTTCTACCAATGCCAGATACATTACTGTGGGATCCTTGATCAAGTTTGAACCTCCTGCTGGTTATTTCTTTGATGTTAACAACCGATTGCAAGCCGGCGTGCCCACTCGGGCTGATGAAAAATTAATAGTCTGGGCCTGCCCCCAGGCCATTTACATTGATGGTACCAATCAAGGTCGCGGTAACTTTGATAATGGCACTGGTCCCATTACACTTAACAATTACATTCCCATGGGTGCTGTGTGTACCCAAGTGATTCCAGTGTTTGTGACTGAATTCCCTACGGATTTGAGACAGAGTATGGCAGCACAGATCAATCTCTACAGAAACTTTGGTCTGGGTTACAACAATCTCACAGCCACTTGGTACTTGATTACTGCCACCAACTTGGCCGTAGATGCACCGTTTGATTTGACCAATGCTCAAAGCACCACAGGCACTGGTCAAGATGCCAGTTGGTTCTTTCAGTTCATCACCGACGGAGTCAACTACACTGTGACCAGTCGTGGACTCAACTATTATTTTGGTAGTGTGTTGCAAACAAGATTTTTCTTCTACGGTGATCAGCAGATTTTTGACAGTCGTACTGGCACCACCATTCGAGACTTTGTGCGAGTGCTCAAGGTCAACAGCCAGCCCGACAGCAACAGACCCTTGAGCAGTGATGTCACACTGAGAATCATTGACCAACCCATACAGCCCGATGGATTTGTGGATGACTATCAAGTGGTTGTGTCCTATCAAGACACTGACAACGACGGCGTGCCTGACAATCCTGACTTTTTTGATGAAATTGTTGCTCCTGCAGTTGACTCCAATACCAAGCTGGTGTTCTTTCAGCGCACCGTGGACTTTGATAACCTGGAACGCTACCTGTTGGTGGAATCAGGTCGTGTCAATGCCGAGTATGCCACACTCTATGACATTGACTTGGTCAAGGACGAGTACTTGCCAGATCAAGTGTTTTATGCCTATCAAGATCAAGTGTTTTATGTGTTGACCGTTACTGTCACTGGCAGTCGATTGCTAGTGGAAGACAAAACCTATGCAGTGAAAACTGGTCGGCAAGATCTTTATTTTCAGTATCGTCACAACAGTCCTCTCACCAACAGGATTGATCCTGGGTCTTCCAATATTATTGACTTGTACTTGGTCACAGCCGAATATTACACTGCCTATCGCAACTACATCACAGACAGCACCGGTACCATACCTGAGCCTGAGCGTCCCACCATTGATCAGTTGACCACGGCCTACAGCGGCCTGCAAGATTACAAAATGATTTCTGACAACATGGTCATGAACTCTGTGGTGTTCAAGCCCTTGTTTGGCGCCAAAGCAGCGCCGGCTCTGAGAGCCACTATCAAAGTGATCAAGGCTGCAAATTCCACAGCCAGCGACAGTGAAGTGAGAACTGCAGTGGTGGCCAACATTGATGCTTACTTTGCTATTGAAAACTGGGACTTTGGCAACACATTTTATTTCTCGGAACTGGCTGCATATCTTCACAGTCAGATTGGCACCTTGGTGAGTTCAGTGGTACTGGTTCCCTTGGATTCGGGCAAGAGCTTTGGTGACCTCTATGAAATTCGTTCGGCACCCAATGAGATATTTGTCAATTCTGCCACAGTGAACAACATACAAGTGATTGATGCATTGACATCTACCAACATTCGCACAGCGCCTGGTAGTGGAGTAATATAATGGTTGATCGTGTGAGAACTGTTGATTTCCTCCCGGAAATATTTCAAACGCCTACCAACCGACAGGTATTGTCGGCTACCCTGGATCAGCTGGTTCAAGAGCCCCGATTCAAAAAAACTCAGGGCTATGTGGGTCGCAGAGTGGGACCCGGAGTCAATGCCACAGATCGTTATGTGATAGAACCCACAGCCGAACGAGTTAACTATCAACTGGAACCTGGTGTGGTCATGCTGGATCCTGACAGCAATCGGATTCAAGACACTATTACCTACCCTGGCATCAGCAATGCTCTGGCTTTGCAAGGTGCCGACACTGCCAACAGCAATCGACTCTACACCAGTGACTACTACACCTGGGATCCGTTTGTTGACTTTGACAAACTGGTGAATTTCAGTCAGTACTACTGGTTGCCAGGTGGCCCGGATCCTGTGGATGTGTATGCTGGCACAGTTCCCATTGCCAACCGCTTTGTGATCACTCGTGCCAACGGTGTTTACACAGTAGAAAGCGAGATCGGTAACTATCCCGGAGATAATCCAGTTATCTCTCTCCTACGCGGTGGCAATTACACTTTTCAAGTGGCACAAAATGCCAAGGAGACTGTGAACTTTCGTGTGGGCAACACAGGAACCTCGGCCTACCTCATTGACTATCAACCCAATCTCACACTGACCTTGGCTCGTGGCAATACCTATGTGTTTGATCTGGCCATGACCGGTGGTGTATTTCCGTTCTGGATCAAAACACAGCCCTCGCAGGGCACTGAAGATGCCTACAACACTGGTGTTGCTAGAAATGGTTCAGTCACAGGATCGATAACATTTGTGGTGCCACAAGACGCACCCGACACCTTGTATTATGCCTGTCAGAATCAATTCAACATGCAGGGTGTGATCAATATTGTTGACGGTACTCCAGGCACCGGTCCCGGATTCTGGATTCAAGCAGCACCAGGTGTGTCTGGTCAGTTGCCTTGGGCACCCAATATATCCAGTCGAGATGTGCTAGGTGTCACCAACAATGGTGAAGATCTAGGTGTAGTAAATTTTGCGGTGCCCTACAACACCGCACAGAATTTTTATTATGGATTGTCTTACATTGGAAATTCAACAACACCAGTGCCAGTTGATTTTGTGACCAATTTGACATTTAATCAAATCAACAATCAGTTCCTGGCACCATTCTTGGCTGAACATGGTGGCATCGACGGAGTATCCAGTTTTGATGGCCGTACCATTGTGTTTTTGGATTCTGCCAACGGCTGGGGAGACATAACAGATCAGAATCTCCGAACCAGTGTGTGGCAAATTCGTTATCAAACTGATGAGTATGGTGCGGTTTATTTGCAATTGAACAGTGTTTTACTGGTTGACAAATTGCAAAAATTCTCCGTGGCATATGGTGCTGAATATTCCAAGACCGAGTGGTATCGAAATGCATCGGGGGTGATCGAAGGAATTCCCTTGCTCACAGCCATTCAAAACATCTTGTACTACCAAGATGGTACCGACCCTGGAATTGTGGGACAGTTGAGAATGGTGGATCCCACGGGCTCAACCACTTTGTACATCGAAGAAATTGTTGGTAAATCACAGTACACCAGTCCTAATGGTGTAAAGTTCACCAACGGACTCAAGGTACAGTTCCGCGGCAATATTGTGCCTGAAAGTTATCAAAATCAACAATACTATGTGGAAGGTGTTGGCTCTGCTATTCAATTGTTACCAGTTGGCAACTATGTCACTCCCGAACCTTACACCAAGAGTTTGACTTTGCCATTTGATTCTGTGGGATTCGATGACGGCAATTTTGACGCCAGCCTTAATCAACCTGTGGTCACAGACTATCTCACAATCAATCGTGCCAGTCCGGACCTCAATGCCTGGAGTCGAAGCAATCGTTGGTTCCATACTGATGTGATCTCAGCCACAGCAGAATACAACGGTGTAGTCCCCAGTTTGGACAATGCCTATCGTGCACGCCGCCCAGTGTTGGAATTCCGCGGTGGCGTACGATTGTTTAATTCTGGAACCCAAGCCAAGCAACCCATTGACATCATTGACTTTGGTGTAACTGATGCATTTAGCACTGTCAATGGCACCACTGGGTACGGAGTTGACGGTTACCAATTCCGTTCCGGGACTCGAGTGATTTTTGCCGCAGACCAAGATCCTCAGGTACGAAACAAAATCTATCAAGTGACTTTTATCTCGCCTGACACTGAACCCCCTGTAATCACACAACCCATTATCAATTTGGTTCCGGCTGCAGATGCCGAGGTCACGATTGATCAAACAGTATTGTGCCTAGACGGCTTGACATTGCAAGGAACTACATTTTACTTTGATGGTGTGGACTGGATCCAAGCACAGCAAAAGAATTCTGTCAATCAAGCGCCCTTGTTTGACATCTACGACAGCACAGGTACAAGCCTGGCCAATCGTGAAAAATATTTCAGCAGCACATTTACCGGTACCAAACTTTTCAGTTACGCTGTGGGTGCTGGCACAATTGATCCTGTGCTGGGTTTTCCGTTGCGTTACCTCAGTCTCAGCAACATCGGTGACATTGTGTTTGACAACAATCTCTACACCGACACTTTTGTGTATGTGAGCAACAGTGCTGGTGTTACAGAAAACATCAGCATGGGTTTTGCAAGACAATACAGCAATCGCGTTGAATTTTCTCAGTTGACAGGGTGGCAAACTGCTGTGACCAAGAGCCTGGTTCGTCAGCAGTTTCAATTTGCCTATGATGGTACTCCGCTTAGACTAGATGTGCCAGTGGCTGAAAATTCCGCCATACCTGCGGTATTGTTGTATGTGGGTTCACAGTTCCAGTCTCCGGATCGATACACTGTGACCACTACCGCTGCCACAACCACTATTGTGCTGAATCAAGCGTATGCTCCGGGTGCAGTAATAGAAGTTGCGGTATTGAGTGATCAAGTCAGTGCTCAGGGATTCTATCAAGTTCCTGTGAATCTTGAAAACAATCCGTTCAATGCCAACAGCCCGGTGTTTACTTTGGGCACAGCACGCAGTCACTATGAAACCATTGGCGAAAATTTAATAGGGTTGACTGGTCCCATTAACGGTGCCAACAACTCCCGAGACCTGGGCAATATTGTTCCTTATGGTCTGCAGATTCTGCAGCAGAGTTCGCCCATGACCTTGGCCGGCTTCTTCATGCGTGACCAGGCCTATGACATATTCAAATCTCTAGCATTCAACGATCGTGAATACACCAAATTCAAATCTCGCATGTTACAAGCCGTGGTGTCAGGCGAGTGGATCAACGACACTCCATCTGACATCCTGGATGCTGTAGTTACTGAGCTTGGCACCGGCAAAAATGACACAAACTCTTTTTATTGGAGTGACATGTTGCCTGCTGGTGTGAGGTCAACCACAAACAAATACACTGTTACTGCTATATCAACTGCCACATTTGACACAGTTCAAACCTATGATTTTGACACAGCCAACTACCGGGCCTTGTTGGTGTGGGTTAATGATCGCATGTTGGCCATCAACACTGAATATGTGGTAGCTGAAAATGGCCCAAGACTCACCATCCTGATCCCACTGCGTGTGGGCGATGTGGTCAGCATCAGAGAATATGCCAACACAGCCGGCAACTATGTGCCCAACACTCCTACCAAGCTGGGCTTGTATCCAGCTTGGCGTCCAAGAATTTTTGTGGATCCCAACTATGTGAATCCCACACCAGTGATTCAAGGTCATGACGGATCCGTCACAGTGGCTTTCGGCGATGTGCGAGATAGTGTGCTGCTGGAATTTGAGTTGAGAATCTACAACAACCTCAAGACTCAAAACAATCCAGTGCCGCTCACCATTGCTGAAGTGTTGCCAGGCTATTTCCGCACCACTGACTATTCGGCTGCAGAAATAACTGGCATACTGTCTGAAAGTTTCTTGACCTGGGTGGGTTGGAACAAGCTAGACTACCGGAGTCAGGACTATGTGGCCAACAACGCTTTTACCTACAACTACAGTGCCGCAGGTGACCGACTTAACAATCAACCCTTGCTGGGCGCTTGGCGCGGCATCTACAGATATTTTTATGACACCCTGAGTCCCAATCTCACTCCCTGGGAAATGCTGGGATTTACCGAACAACCCAGCTGGTGGGAAAATCGTTATGGTCCGGCACCCTACACTTCGGACAACTTGGTGTTGTGGGACGACCTAGCCCAGGGCCTTGTGGCCGATCCGTCTGGATTCCGTGTTCGCCCTGAGTATGTTCGACCCAATCTGCAGTACTATATCCCTGTGGGCACCGAAGGAGAACTGTTGCCACCACTAGACTCTGTGGTAGGACAATACGATCCCAATGTGTGGCGCAAGAGCTGGGTGGTAGGTGATGGCGGTCCTGTAGAAGCTGCTTGGTGGACCAGTTCCTCCTATCCATTTGCTGTGATGCGTTTGTTGTCACTGACTCGTCCAGCTGAATTTTTCTCGTTGTTTGCTGATCGCGACCTGTATCGTTACAACACTGATTTTGGTCAATACTTGTATAACAATAGATACCGTTTAGATGCTTCAGGCATCGAAGTCTACGGCAATGGCGTCAGCAAGGCTAGTTACATCAACTGGATTGTGGACTACAATCAACAGCTGGGAATCAACAGTACTTCAGCATTGCAAGCTCAGTTGGCCAGTCTGGATGTGAGACTGTGTTACAGAATGGCCTCTTTCTCTGACAAGCAGTACATGAAGGTATATGCCGAAAGATCCAGTCCTGACAGTCAAAACAGCAGTTTGTTGTTGCCTGACGAAAGCTACAATCTCAGCTTGTACAAAAATGTACCGTTTGCCTATGTCAACTACAGTGCTGTGATTGTGCAGAGCACCGACACTGGCTATGCTGTGTTGGGTTACAGCACCACTGACCCTTATTTCAATATCTTTGCCAGTCGCAGCAATGGACAGTTACAAACCATCAGCGCCGGGGGCAGCACAGTTCGAGTGCCACGACAATACTATGACAACATAGTTCAAGTTCCCTACGGATTCAACTTTGCAAATCAAACTGCTGTAGCGGATTTCTTGTTGTGTTATGGCGAGTATTTGACCTCACAAGGCCTGACATTCACCACTAGAGAAAACGGTTATACTCTGGACTGGCAACAAATGGCCCGGGAATTTTTGTACTGGGCTAATCAGGGCTGGGCCACGGGCAGCGTAATCAACCTTAATCCTGTGGCCACAAGACTGGAAGCTACACGTGCAGGTGCTGTGATTGACAGCATACAGTTCCAGAATCCCGAGAACCTGGTAATTGATCAAAACCGATTGCCAGTCAATGCTAGAGATCTTGTGATTGAACGCCTGGGCAATTTCTTCAGCATTACCAGCACCACTTCGTCCAGCATTGCTTACATACAGTTAAGATTCACCAATTATGAACATCTGGTGGTGCTAGACAATGTGAGTATTTTCAATGACTTGATCTACAACCCCACAACTGGCGCCAGACAAAGTCGTATCAACTTGGTGGCAGCCACTTCCACAGATTGGAATGGTACCTTGGATGCACAAGGGTTTGTGCTCAATCAAGACAATGTCAAGCCCTGGCAGCCAAATCGTCGATATGCTCGTGGCGAGATTGTGCTGTACAAAAACAACTACTGGTCAGCACAGGGCATTGTGCAGCCCAAATTGGAATTTGACTACAATGACTGGTTCAAGAGTGACTATGCTAGAATTCAACGCGGGCTGTTGCCTAACATTGCCAACAAAGCTGATCAGTTGGCCAACAGCTATGACACACAACGAGCCAATCTTGAAAGTGACAATGACTTGCTCAGCTATGGCTTGATTGGTTTCAGGCCGAGACAGTACATGACAGACTTGAATCTTGATGATGTGAGTCAGGTAAATCTCTATCAACAATTTATTGCAGACAAAGGCACTATTCGTGCAGCAGAGATATTCACCGGTGCCAATCTTGGCAAAGAAACTGCTGAATACAACATCTATGAAAATTGGGCAGTCAAGCGTGGTACCTATGGTGCCAACGCCAACCGCAGCTTCTTTGAACTGAAATTGAACGCAGCTGACTTGCAGTCAGATCCTGCTACCATTCAAGTGATCAATCCGGGTGAATCAAGTCTGGCCAACCAAACTGTGTTCCTGAGTGATCTTTGGAGACAGAGTTTTAAAATCACATCCACAGACATCTTGCCTACCACATACACACAGGTGACTGATGTGGCGCTGCCCACAGCAGGTTATGTCAACTTCAATGACGTTGACATAACCATGTTCTCTTTAGATGATCCCACAAACCTGTCACAGAACATTGGCAACATTGGTATTGGCACAAGAATCTGGGTGGCCAAGGTCAACAACTATGACTGGGATATCTACCGTGCCAACAAAACACCCGGCTTCATTGGTGCAATTTCAGACAATTTGAATGGTACCAGTCAAGTGGTATTCACCCAAGCACATGGTCTCAAGCGCGGTGACTTGTTGGTAATCAAGTATTTTGATTCGGCAGTGAACGGCGTGTATCGTGTGTTGAATATGGACGACTCTGCGCCCAATGTACTGACCATTGCATACGACTTTGGTCGTTCCAAACAACACATTATTGAAGGTCAAGGCATTGGTTTCTTCCTGCAGACCATGCGTGTAAAACAAGCCAGCGATGTTGCTGCCTTGCCCTATGCTACAGAATTGAGATCCGGTGCCCGAGCATGGGTAGACAATGATGGTGCCGGTCACTGGCAAGTGCTGGAAAAACAACAACCGTTCACAACCGGTGCTGATCTCATAACCGGCATCGTGAGTGAAAATACCAACTTTGGTTCTGCGGTTGCACAAGCCTACAACAATGCTGGGGCACTAATTGGTGCACCTGGTTACAACAGCAGCCGCGGCGCGGTGTATGGGTATGGCGGCAATCAAGACACTGCATACACACAAACAGCCATCTTGGAACTTTCGGCTGTAGACACAGTAAACTATGGTGCCTCGGTGGAGTTCGGCCATCAAGTCTGGGCTGTGGCAGGTGCGCCCGCCAGTGCGTCGGGCATGGGTTATGCCACAGTGATCAAGTTCTCTCAAATATCCAATGCCTACGATATCACACAGTTGTTGACTGTTCCTGATGGAGATTTTTCTGTTCGTGGATTTGGCACAGCAGTTGCCGTCAGTCAAGACGAACGCTGGATGTATGTGTCGGCGCCTGGTGCCAATCGAGTGTATGCCTATGGCAGAGTAGATGTTGAAGATCAAAGTGTAACATACACCACCACTGGTGTAAAAGGTTACAACTACAGTAACAGCATCATGATTGACCAGCCCGATCAATTAACGGTTGCTATCAATGATGTTGTCTATGCACTGGATGTGGACTACACAGTGAATCTGTCCACAGGTGCAGTGGTGTTCACCATCCCACCTCAAGCACAACAACTGTTGACAATAACCAGAAGAATGGATCACAGTTTCACAGGTGACGGATCAACTGTGACATTTTCTTTCTCTCCATACTTGTACGGTATCGACGGCGTAGAATCATTTTTGTTGTCAGTGAATAGTGTGTTGCAGAGACCTGGTATTGACTATGTGGTTGATGAAGATTCACAAGTGGTGTTTAATTCTGCACCTGCAGTTGACACCAGCATCACAGCCACAGTCAATACCTATTTCAAATACATAGACACAATCAGTGTGCCCGGTCTAGATGCCGATGCTGAGTTTGGTCAGTCTCTCTCTGTTACCACAGATGGACGACAAATTGTTGTTGGTGCTCCCGGAGCCACAGTGGGTTCGGTTGAGTCAGGATCTGCCTATGTGTTTGATCGATATGTCACAAGATATCAAATAACTGATGTAGACCAAACCACCTATGCTATTCCTGCAGAGTGGCGTGCCCCGGTAGCAGTATTGTTGAACAATCGTTATCTAACCAATTCGGCCAGTTACATCGGCGGAGAGTTTTCTGTGGTGGGCAACAACATTGTGTTGTCAAGCTCAGTGAGCCTCTCTCCGGGCGATGCATTAGACATTGAAAGCAATCAGTTCTCTCTGGTTGAAGAATTTTCGTCTCATGTTCAATTCGACGAAGCCAGTTATGGTGCAGCCGTGGACATGTGTCCTTACAACTGCAGCATCTATGTTGGCGCACCCACAGATGGTTCAGTGTTGGTGCAAGCCGGCAGCGTGGAACGCAGAGTAAATCAGTCTAGAGTGTATGGTGTCACAGTTTCTCAGGTGGCCAATCCAACCCTGGTTGCTGGGGATGTTGTGAGAATCAACAACTATCCTGTGGCAGTACCGGCAGCTCCTGACACCAACATTGCCGGATTGATTAACGCTATCAACAACAGTGGTATACCCAATGTGGTAGCTACTCCGACTAGAAATGTGAAATTCACAGCCGACGGAATCACACAAACATTTGATGTTGGCAATATCTATTCTGCTGCTGCTTCATATACACCTGTGGTCTATGTGGGGCAAAATCTGCAGATCAACAACACAGACTATGTGTACGACAATAGCACTCAGCAGATTGTGTTCTTTGCAGCACCACCGGCTAACCAAACAGTCACAGTGGTATCGGGTCGCATGACACTGTCGGTCAAGAATTCCGCTGCTGCTGAATCATTCAACAAGCTCACTGTGTTACCGGGTGCATCAGGAACTGCGTTTGATGACCTGGGGTTTGCGACCTTTGTGTACACACAAACTATTGTTAGTCCGTTACCAGTGGCCTATGCTGAATTTGGATCCTCGGTCACAGTCAACACCACAGCATTGACCTTGGTAGTGGGTGCACCGCGTGGCAATGTGTACGAGCCCATGGATTTTGATTCGGGCAACACCTACTTTGACGAACACAGTACCACTTACTTCTCTCCTATTGTGGGCAGTGGTGTTGTTTATACCTATGACTACTTGCCTAGTGCAGCAGACTCAGCCGCTGATCCCGGCATGTTTGTGTTTGGCCAACAGATATATACTTCCACTCTGGCTGATCAAGACAGATTTGGTGACTCGGTCAACTATGTGACTGGTCGACTGCTGGTGGGCGCACCCGGCAATGATCCTGCCACAGAACCTGTCAACTATGGCACGGTCAGTGTGTTCAACAACACCACAGGAACCGCAGCTTGGACGGTGAAACATCAGCAGCAACCTGTGGTAGATGTTGCCCTGTTGAATTCAGTGTTCATGTACAACAAGCTGGCTAGCACAGTTACTAGCTACTTGGATTTTTTCAATCCCTTGCAGGGCAAAATCTTGGGTGTGGCTCAGGAAAACATTGACTACACTGGTGCTGTGGACCCGGCTAGATACAATCAAGGTTCGGTGCACAACATTGGCCAACCTTGGTCCCGGGATCATGTGGGCGAGATTTGGTGGGATACCAACAATGTGCGATTCATTGACCCCAACCAAGATGACACGGTGTATGCCAGCCGTCGCTGGGGGCAAGTGTTTCCGGGCAGCAGAGTGGACATCTATCAGTGGATTGAAAGCACACAGCCGCCTGCCAACTACACCGGTCCTGGCACACCATTTAGTTTGATCTCTTACACCACTCGAGCTGAAATTGGCAGCAATGGTGTGATTGCCACATTGTACTATTTCTGGGTGAGAAATATCACCACAGTCAATACTGTGGCCAACAAGCGTCTCAGTACCTCGGCCATTGCCAGCTATATTGAAAATCCTCGTGGCAGCGGCATTGCTTACATGGCACCGCTGGATGCCAGCACCGTGGCCATCTACAATGTGTTGGATCTGATATCCGCAACCGAAACCATACTGCATGTTGAATATGATCGCGAAGCCAACGACGCCAATGTACACATTGAGTATGAATTGATTGCTCAAGGCCGAGCCGACAGTTTCCTCAGCAGCAATCTCTATCTCAAGCTACAAGACAGTTTTTGCGGCGTAAATTCTTCTGGTGCACCTGTGCCTGATCCGGGTCTAAGTCCAGCTGAACGATATGGGGTTGAATTCCGTCCACGACAAAGCATGTTTGTGGATCGTTTTGCAGCCTTAGAAAACTACCTGGGTAGAGCAAATGCTGTGTTGAAAAATTATCCCATAACAGAAATTCGCAAGTTTGATCTTTTGAACAGTCGTGAGCCTGAGCCCAGCACAGCGTCGGGCGCTTGGAATCAACGAGTAGTCGACTTGACTGAATTGTCGTATCAAAATCTTGCCTTGGTGAATCCGGGTTGGAAATATTTGGTAGCAACTGATGCTGACAACAACGGTTTGTGGACCATTTATCAAGTAGTAAGTGGCGCCGCACAAAATGAATTGACACTGACACGAGTGCAGAACTATGACACTGCTTTGTACTGGAGTTACATCAACTGGTATCAACCTGGCTACAACAGCACAGTAAACCCTGTGGCAGAAGTTGCCAACTATGCAGCTCTGGCCACACTGAATGTACCAGTGGGTGCCAGTGTGCGTGTCACAGCCAACTCACAGAACAAATTTGAAATTTATCAACGCACGGTCACAGGATGGGATCGCGTGGGGCTCGAAGACGGAACCATTGAGTTCAGCAAAGAACTATGGGATTACGGTGTGGGTCGTTTTGGCTTTGATGCCGAAGTGTTTGATGCCCAGTATTTTGACCAAGAGCCTGTGATTGAAACTCGCAGAATCATCCAAGCCATCAACCAAGAACTGTTTGTAGATGACTTGTTGATTGAACGCAATCGTACCTTGATGTTGGTGTTTGATTTTGTGCTGAGTGAATTCTCAGCGCCCGAGTGGTTGGTTAAGACCAGTTTGATTGATGTTGATCATCGCGTTAGAAGTCTTGAACCTTATCAGATTTACAGTCAAGACAATCAAACATTTGTGCTGGATTATCTTCAAGAAGTCAAACCATACCATGTGCAGGTGCGAGAATTCAATCTCAACTACAATGGCCAAGATGTGTATGCTGGCAACATCTCAGACTTTGATGTACCAGCCTACTACAACAACAATTTGACCATACCACAGTATGTGAGTCCTATTTTGTTACCATATACTGTGAGCACAGCCACTGGCACAGGTACTCCCAGTGACACAGCAGATACTTCAGCTTCTGCCACATTGTGGACTCAAACACCCTGGGATCAGTGGTACAACAACTACTTGTTGAGCATTCAGGATGTGGTGATTACCGATGGCGGATCAGGGTATACTGAACCTCCTGTGGTCACGGTGACAGGTGATTGTACAGAACCAGCCGAAATGACTGCCACCGTTGACTCGGCTGGTCGTGTGTATCGCATTAATATAGTATCTCCTGGTGCAGGTTACAGTACCACAGCAGTGATCACTTTCTCAGGCGGCAACGGATCCAGTGCTCGCGCATCAGCTGTGATGGGCAATGATCTTGTGAGATCGTTCCGTACCACAATTCGTTATGACCGATATCAATATGAAACCACCATAGTTGATTGGGAACCCGGAGTCACATATACTGATAGCACGCAAGTTCGTTATGTAAATCGTGTGTGGTCGGCTGTGGGCACAGTTGAATCAGATTCGTTTGATCCCTCTAACTGGCAGTTGGTGGATCCAGCCACACTGAGTGGTGTGGATCGAACCATGGGATTGTATGTTCCTGCAGTGAATCAACCTGGCTTGAGCTTGCCACTCCTGATTGACGGTGTGGAATATCCCGGCGTGCAAGTACAGGGTGTGAATTTTGATATTCGTCCGGGATTTGATGCTGTGGGCTTTGACTCCTTCCCGTTTACCAATCTTTCCTATGAACCCGACGGAACACCCACATTCTACCTGGGCTTGCTGGATGCTCGTTATCAGAGTTCGTATTTGGATCTTTACCTGGGCACTAGATACACCGATGTCAATGTTGAAGGTGGTGGCTATGTTGACACCTATTCCAGCCATGCACCCGAAGAGCTGATTCCCGGCAGCGAGTTTGATACGCTTGATTTGCGTGTGTACACTGCTCCTGGATCTGACTGGACCGGCAATGGACATGGCTTCCGCACCGGCATCACAAAATTTGTTGCTGACAGCACCGCACCTGTGGTGAGTTTTGCTGATGTGTTGCCATACCCTGCACAAATTATAGTATCCAACCAAACATCTGGCTTGGATTTGAATCAGAATCACGACTATTCAATCAACTGGTTGGCACAAGAAGTCACAATTTCCAGCAGAGTTGCAGTAGGTGATATTGTTGCTATCCTGGTGTATGAACTGGGTGGCGGCAATCAACTGTTCAAACAGACCTATGTCGGCAGTGACATAGGTGAGTCTGTGACTATTCCGGTACAGTACAGCTTGATACAGGACCTGGCAATTTTTGTCAATGGCAACATAATCATGGGCTACAGCTATGAGCAAGCGCAATCCAACACCACCCTGGTTGTGTTTGACACTCCGGGTATTGCTGACACTGATTTTGTGCTGATTGTGGCCGTTGGCGCCACAGTTGTGGGAGACACTACCACAGCCTACAACTGGAGTGCTCCGCAAACTCAACAGTTTGTGAGTGCAGGAGAAATGTCTTATACCTTGACCAACAGCTTGATCTACAGCAATCCCGACACGGCTGTGATCACAGTGAATGGTCGCCGTGCTAGATCATCGGCTGGTGTGGCTTATCTAGCAGATGGCAGCGTGGGCTATCAATTGCCCACTAGAATAGGCATCAGTCAAGGTACAATTCCAGATGTTGATGTGCGAGTTTATGTCAATGACATACCACAGATACTCAATGTAGACTATGGTGTTGAATCCTGGGATGGTGAAACACCTAGAGAAGTGATCTTTGTAGATCCGCCCAGCTCAGGCGAAAGTGTAAAAATATATGTGACCACAGGTGCACAAGCCTACATTGCCAGCGGTCAACTGCAGTTTGTTCCCGGCAGTGGTCTGACGCCACTTGCCGGAGACATTGTTTCGGTCACAACCTGGAATGACACACGCCAGCAAGACATTTTGACACAGGTATATGTGGGTGCAACCACAATCAACCAAGTTGTTCAAGAAGCATATGATACCACTGACTTTGACACCGGTGATGTGGTTGACGAACCCGGCAGTTTTGACTATGCTGCAGGCGAAATTGTAACAGTGAATCAGCTGCTGTTGGATCAGCCAGTTGAAAATCCAGACCGACTGTGGGTTACACTGAATGGACTGAAACTGTACCCCAATCAAGACTTTGATTTGGTGGGCAACGAAATTGTGTTGTTGAGTGGCCGGATTCTAAAACCCACAGATACTGTTGTCGTCTCTGAATTTACCAATAGTACAGTGCCCGAGGCCATGGCATTCCGTATTTTCCAAGACATGCGCGGTGTTCAGGAAATCTATCGCATCACAGTCAATACCAGTACAGAATTGACTCAAGATTTATTGGCCACAGATGATGTAATACATGTGAAAAATGCCAGCGCACTGACTGAGCCTGACTTGTCTGAATCTGGCAACAGTTGGGGCGTGCTCACAATTCAGGGCGAGCGCATCATGTATCGTGTGCGAGACACTGTGACCAACACCATCACTAGCCTGCGTAGAGGCACCGGCGGTACAGGCGCAGCAGATCATGCCGCAGGCTCTGCAGTGTATGACATGAGTCGTGGCAATTTGTTGGCATCCCAGTACCAAGATCGTGTGCTCAGCAACATCACTTATCCGCTGGTGTCTGGAGAGAATCTCGGAGACGGTGTTACCAAAATATTTGTGGCCCAAACCATTGACTTGGATACAGGTGACAGTACTTCATTGAACTTGGCTGTGGAAGTTTACTTGGGCGGCACACGCTTGTTGACTGGATTCGAAGTGATTGCAGATGCTCCGGTAACTGTGGAATTCGACACAGCACCTCCTGCAGGAGTAGAAGTTGCCATTCTGGTACGCCAAGGCGTCACATGGTATGCACCCGGCGAGGGCACTGCCAGCAACGGAGTTGCCCTGCAAGATACTGACACTCCAGCAGCAAGGTTTTTGTGCGGCAATTGAACATGGTAAATAGCATATGACTCAAAACACAGTACCCGTCACTCCTGCGCAGCCTGTTGTGCCAGCTCCTCGCAAGCCCAACGATACCGGATCTGTTTCGGTAGAAGCACATGTTCGCATCCGAGATCCCAAAACCGGGGAAATTTTTGTGGAGAAACGAGCATGATTATCACTCCGGGCCTGACCCAAATTCAAGGTTTTGTCAAGATATTTGACCCTGTTTCGGGAGAAATTCTGGTAGACAAAAAGAATAAAATTCATTACGAAAATATCTCCATTGCCATGGCCCAGACCTTGAGCAACCGAGATGTAGGCTATATCTATCAAATGGCCTTTGGCAACGGTGGCAGCTCAGTGGATCCCACCGGTGTTATTACCTATTTGCCCCCCAACACCACAGGTCAGAACGCTGACTTGTACAATCAAACCTATGCCAAGGTTGTGGATGACAATTCTGCTGCCAACACAGACACTGCCAACAACAACATGACAGTGTTGCACACTTCGGGAAAAGTATACACTGACATATTGGTCAGCTGTTTGTTGGACTACGGTGAACCCGACGGACAACAGGCCTTTGACAATTCCACCAATTTCAACGGTGAATATGTGTTTGACGAACTGGGACTCAAGTCCTGGAACGGCAGCGCAGACAATCTGCGCTTGATCACCCATGTGATATTTCACCCAGTGCAAAAGAGTTTGAATCGTCAGATTCAAATCGACTACACCTTGAGGATCCAAACACTGACCAACCTCAGTGCTGCATAAATATGTACATATTATTTTGCAATAAATACGCTACTAGGACGGAGAAAGCATGAGCTATACAATTAACTTAACAAATGGAGCAATATTTGCTACCATACCCGACGGTACTATCAATACCTCTAGCTCCATGGTGCTGGTGGGTAAAAATTACGCTGGTTACGGTGAATTTCTTGACGAAAACTTCATCCACTTGCTGGAAAATTCATCAAACAGCACCGCACCCACTGCACCACTAACTGGTCAGCTGTGGTGGGACAGTACTAATAATTTGTTAAAAGTCTACAACGGCAGCATATTCAAAGTGATTTCGGCTGCCACAGCCAGTGCCACTGCTCCTGCCAGCAATGTGGCTGGTGACTTGTGGTATGACAGCACCAACAGCTTGCTCAAAGTTTACACCGGCACTGGTTGGCTCACAGTGGGTCCCAGCAGCGTAAACGGCACAGGTGCCACTCCTGTTGTGGTCAGCGACACTCTCAGTGTGAGCCACAACATCATTGAACTCACTGTGGGCAACACCATTGTGGGCATTGTGAGTTCAGATTCTGCATTTACTCCCAGTCCAGCAATTTCAGGCTTTGCCACTGTTCGTCCAGGTTTCCAACTCAGCACCACAGGTGGTGCATACTTTTTTCAAGGCACAGCAACTGAAGCGCAAACACTGGCTGGCTTGACCAGTTCACAATTCATGCGCACTGATACCAGTACCAGCACATCTGGTAGCATTGCAGTAACAGGCAATGTGTCTATTGGCGCAGGCCTTATCAATGCAGCTGGCAATGGCATCAGCAACATTGGTGGTGCAGGTGCATATTTTGGCACTGTTCATGCAGCATCTTATCGTGGTGATGGTAGCCAGCTGACAGGTGTTGTGCAACCCGGAGCACCTACCACAACTGTGAGTGCAACAGGCAACATCGCAGGCGGCAACATTCTCACTGCTGGCTTGGTCAGTGCCGCAGGTAGTCTCACTGGTGGTAACATTTTCACAGCTGGCCAAGTAAGTGCCACTGGCAACATCACTGGCAATTATATTTTAGGTAACGGCTCACAACTCACTGGTTTGCCTGCCACTTACTCAAATGCCAATGTGTCAGCTTTCTTGCCCACATACTCTGGCAATTTAAACGCAGTCAACAACATAACAGCTACCGGCAATGTCACTGGTGTGTATTTTACTGGTAACGGTGCTGGGTTGACTGGCATTGTGTCTAGTTCGGGCAGCAAGATCAGTAATGGCACCAGTCAAGCCAACATCGGTACCGTCAACGGCGACATTGTGTTTGCGGTGAGTGGCTCAAACATTGTCACTGTGACCTCAGCCGGTATTGTGAACAATCAAGCCAATGGTGTGGGCAACATTGGCAATTCCAGCAACTATTTCAACACAGTATTTGCAAGATCCACAAGTGCACAGTATGCTGACGTGGCCGAACGCTTTGCAGCTGATGCTGACTATGAAGCAGGCACTGTGGTGGAACTGGGCGGCGCAGCAGAAATCACCAAAGTTGGTGTGGATTTAAGCGACAAAGTGTTTGGTGTGATAAGTACAAGAGCAGCATACTTGATGAATGCTGGCGCCGGAACTGACAACACCCATCCCCCTGTGGCCATGACTGGTAGGGTACCAGTCAAAGTTGTGGGACAGGTAAATAAGGGCGATAGATTGGTTTCAGCGGGCGACGGTGTTGCTAGATCAGCAAAACCTGGAGAAGCTAGTGCATTTAACACAATTGGTCGTGCACTAGCGGACAAACTGGACTCAGGATTAGGTACTGTTGAGGCGATAGTAACTATAAAATAAAAATAAAAAAAAGATTGAAATCACCCAGCAATTTTTATAAAATTGCGTTGAAATTGATCAACTAATACAAAGGGAAACAAAAATGACTTATTCTTCAGGTGGCTTGATTCAAGCTGTAGACTACAATGGTTTTGCCAGCACCACTGGCGGCGCAAACGTGAATGACCTCTGGGGCGCAGGCTCTGGTGACAAAGGTTGGGGCCAAAGCAGCACCCTGAGCACCGTGAGTGCAGCTGGTACAGTAACAGCCACACAGTGGGCTGACTTGGTAAACCGTATCACCAGCTTGGGCAATCAAACTAGCACTTCATTGACTGCCAGATCAGCTCCCACAGCTGGTGCAACCATCAACATTTTGAGCAACCTCAACACAGACTTGACCAACTGTACCACAAACCGTGGCAATGCCGCTGGTGTAGGTACTACATACCAGACATGGACTGGTAGCTCTGCAAAAACCGCAGCCACAGGCAACAATGCCGCAGGTTGGACCATCACATTCACACACACAGTGACATTTGGATCAGCTGATCAAGCAAGATATTTCTTCAATGCTGGTGGCAGAATTGCATTGGATTTCAACAAATCATCCACAGGTACAGACAAAGATCCAGACTGGAATGCATTTGCTGCCACTATTGGCCAAATTTCCTTAGTTGGTCGTGTGAACGGTGCCAACCAAACCCTAGCTGGTACATCCTTTACTGGTACTACCAAAACAGGTGGATCAGGCACACCCAACACTTTGGCCACAGGTACAGGTTGGTACAATCTCACAGCAGGCGCCGCTGCCACAGTGATTTTCAAACAGTATGACAATGTGTATCACTACACCAGCGACTACATCCAAGTCACTGCTGCCAAAAACGCTGGTAGCACAGCCATTACATTTGTCACAACCTGGGTGGATGCTGGTTATCCAGCTGCCTGGGGTCGCAACAACAGCATCTCCGGTGGTACTGATACTGCAAGTCCATATAGTGCTTTTGGTACAGCACCAGCCACAATCTGCCGTTATGTTCCTCCAAGTACCACATACTTGACCAATACCTGGGGCACTCCTACTATCTCTGCATCAGTTGCCTAACCAGCTGCTGGTCAACCAAAAGGGCCTTCGGGCCCTTTACTTTTATCCAAATCACCTGTACAATTGTGATCATGAACACTGACAACTTAATTGCACATGGCCGCGCACGGTTTGAACATGCTGCTGCCCGCCGCACACTCAAAGAAAAATACCAAGCTCGATTGCTGTTTGCTCACGCCGGTGGCATGTGGCGTGCTAGTCCAGAATTGCTGGTGCTATTGGCCACCGTACCTCCTGGTGATGCTGTGATCCTGGATCTATATGAAACACCTGTTCGTGTGAATCCTGAAGAACTTCGAGGCCAGGCCATGCAGCATTGGCAAGAGCAAATGAATGCCTGGCATCAGGAATACACCGAAATCAGTCAAAATCGATGACCACAGGCGCTTTAATATTTGCCTACAACAACGACCAAACAGACTATGTGAGCATGGCTGCTTGGTCAGCTCGTAACATACGACGGCACTTGAATATTCCAGTGGCTGTGGTCACTGATCAAGTGCCCAAAGACGGTTTGTTTGATCATGTGATCATAGAAAACAATACCGAATTCAACTCTCGATATTTTTCTGATTATGGTGCTCATGTGATCTGGCGCAATACCAATCGAGCATCAGCTTATGAATTGTCGCCCTGGGATCAAACTCTGGTGTTGGATGCAGACTATGTGGTGGCCAGCTCTGACCTAAATCTTGTGTTGGAATCATCACAGGATTTTCTAGCACATCGCTGGGCCTATGACATTACTGGACAAAATGATTTTGACGAATTCAACTATTTTGGCAACTACCGCATGCCCATGTGGTGGGCCACTGTGATGATGTTTCGTCGCAGTCAGCAGGCCGAATTGATATTTGATGCCATGAGCATGATTCGTGCCAACTGGTCACACTATCGACGCTTGTATGGCAACAACATTGAATCCTACCGCAACGATCATGCACTAAGTATTGCATTGGGCATTGTGAATGGACATACACTGAATCACCCGGGTATTCCTTGGCCATTGGCTAGTCTTACTCCAGTGGAAAATCTCACCCAAGTTGATCAAGATCATTACAGAGTGGAATTCATACCCCCGGATAGAAAAAAACGCTGGATTTCCATAAAAAATCAAGACTTTCATACCATGGGCAAACGACATCTGGAGGCCATAATTGCCAGTTCTAGCTGAACGCGGGTACCTTATACCTGCTGTTGATACTGAAACCACCGACTACTTGGCCTGTGCCGAGCAGCTGGCTCACAGCCTGCGACAGCATCATCCTGCGGTAAAAATTGCAGTAGTAACCGCCAGCCAGTGCAGCAATCCGGTGTTTGATCATGTGATACCTTTGCCCTGGGGCGATGTCAGCACCAGCAGCAACAAGCAAATCAACGACTGGCAATTGTTTTGGGCATCACCGTTTAGGCAAACCATCAAGCTGGAAGCTGACATGATCACAGCCGGTCCGGTGGATCACTGGTGGAGCCTGTTTGAACATCGAGATGTGGTGATCAGTCAAGGTGCCAGAACCTTTCGTGACGAACCTGCTGCGTCAAGATTCTATCGCAAAATTTTCGACCACAACGGGTTGCCCGATGTGTACAATGCTATTACCTATTGGCGCCTCAGCAGAACTGCTCAAAAGTTTTTTGAGACAGTGAGAGACATATTTGAAAACTGGGCCGAGTGGCGTACCTTGTTGAAATTTCCCGACGAAGAAGCCACCACAGATGTGGTGTATGCCATGGCCGCTGTGGTGTTAGGTGTGGAAACAGTTACCTTGCCCCCGGGCATGGGTCCGACCATTGTGCACATGAAGCGACACATACAAGGCACGCACACCGAAAACTGGACACAAGAGTTGGTGTGGGAAAACACCGATCCCGGACTGCGAATACAAACAGTAGCACAGCATGGATTTTTTCACTACCATGTGAAAGATTGGCGGATGTCATGAGTCAAGAGACCACAGACAACTTTTGGACTGCTTTTGCAGCCTGGGAACCCGAACCTCCCCGGCCCGTGTTCTACAGATTGTACTACACAGATTCTGGTAATTTGTTATTCTACAGCATGGAAGACCTGCCTGGTAATTACATAGAAATTGACCAAGAAACATTTGCCCGAGGATCCCTGCATGTGCGAGTGCAAGACGGAAAAATAATTGCACTTCCTCGTCGACAAATCACCAAACTGGTGCCTAGCGAAACAGGCGTCACTTGTGATCCTAGTAATGTTGCAGTGGTAGTTGATGCCACACAGATGACTTGTACAAAATGGAGTTTGAAAACTTATGAAACGTATTGATGTAGCCGATCTTGATTGCGTTTATCTTTCCTATGATGAGCCACAGCGTGAAGAATTTTGGGTAAAAATTCGCAACATGATTCCTTGGGCTCAGCGTGTGGACGGAGTCAAAGGATCGGACGCAGCACACAAAGCTGCTGCGGAAGCCAGTGCTACTGAACGATTTATTCTCATTGACGGCGACAACTTACCAGATCCAGAATTTTTCAACCTCACACTGGACTTTCCCACTGAAGAATACGAGCGTGCTGTGTTTAGGTGGCGCGCCAGAAATCACATCAATGGACTCATGTACGGCAACGGTGGTTTGAGTTCCTGGACCCGTGAGTTTGTGCAAAACATGCGAACACACGAGTCCACAGATGGTCGTGCTGAAACTGTGGTCGAGTTTTGTTTTGATCCCCTGTACTGGGCCATGCATGACTGCTACTCTGTGACCTATCCCAATGGTTCAGCATTCCACGCCTGGCGTGCTGGATTTCGCGAAGGGGTCAAAATGTGTCTTAACCGAGGTGCCAAACCCACAGTGACCGAATTTCGAGATAGAGTACATCAACGCAATCTTGATCATCTAACTGTGTGGCACAATGTGGGTCGCGATGTGGAACACGGTGCCTGGGCCATTGCTGGTGCACGCCAGGGCACTTACATGACCATGTTGACCAATTGGGATTACACACAAGTACAGTGGTTTGACGCCTTGGCTGAAATCTGGGAAACTGTGAAAGATTCAGACCCTGAAACTGTGAGTGCAAGAATTTCACCGGACTTGGTCACACAGTTGGATCTGCCCATCACAGACATGTCTGCTGACGCCAGTAAATTCTTCAAACATCACTACAGAAGCAACTGGCATAACCAAGGCGCCATGACACGTGAAATTGATGTAATTCGTCGACAGGAGGGTTGGTGATGTTAACCGTTTTTGACAACATAGTAACTGACTCGGAGTTAGAAAATATACAACAACAATTTGCAAATTTGAAATCTACAATTTCATTCAATGATATATATTATCTGACGTTAACTAAAGAAGAAATCAAAGATCTTTATAAGTTAGATTCAGATTCGTTGTTAGTACAAGTAGAACGCACCAATGTATCGGCTCTCCCAGTTGGAGAATCTATTAGGAACATTGTTAATAAAATACTAACAGAGCCTTTAGATAAATTAACACCTATATATTTTGCCAGATCAATCTATCCGGCCGGAATTCATGTGGATTTTAATAAAGATCGCAGTTTCAACGGAGAAACAATTATAATTCCATTAACATTTGATGAACGGATTAAAACTCTGGTATGGAAAGAAACTGTTGATAATGGGCACTCTGGAGTATCTGACTTATTACGACGTTTTCGTGACAATATTCGATCTTTTAAAAAGTATTCAAAACTTTCTACTAAATTAGATTTAAAGAATTGTTGGTCAGGGTATCCTTCGATTGTGGATTTTTTAGAGTTAGATGGCATAGCTGAATGGAAAAAAGGCTCGCTATTTAAATTTAAATGCAAACAACTTCATGCAAGCAACAATTATAAAGAACATACAGCTTTTAAAGATTATGTATTAATACATACAGATAATTAAAAATTCAATACATTATATGAACAAAGGTGACGAGTCAGTAGGGAACAAGAGCAAGTTCTTGAGCTCAGCTGAACAAATGAAGGATCAACTGGGTCATTCCCTATGCCTTGCCAAATGGAAACAGGTGAGCTTTCACTTGCCCACAGGACTCAATAACAGTTGTTATCATCCTCCCTTGCATGCGATACCCGTGGAGGAAATTGCTGCCAATCCCAGTGCACTGCACAATACCAGCCACAAAAAAGCTCAACGCAAGCTGATGTTGTCGGGTGAGCGTCCCGCAGAGTGTCAGTACTGCTGGAACATGGAAAACGAAGGCAAGCTAAGTGATCGTCACTACAGATCTGGTGAGCCCTGGGCAGCCGTGGATTTTGAACGGATTAAAAATTCTATCGGCGACGAAGATGATGTCATCCCCAGCTATGTGGAAGTCAACTTCAATCATGTGTGCAATCTCAAGTGCAGCTATTGCAGTCCACAATTCAGTTCCAGCTGGGCAGAAGAAATTGAACGCCTGGGCGGCTACCCCACCAGTACTACACACAATGACCCCACGCACTTTCAGGGTCGTAATCGTCCCATACCTGTGAGAGAACACAATCCTTATGTGGATGCGTTTTGGTCATGGTGGCCTACCTTGTATCCACAGCTGGAACATTTTCGCATGACCGGTGGCGAACCCATGCTGGACAAGAACACCTATCGTGTGTTTGATTATGTGTTGGCCAATCCCAATCCCCGACTGCATCTCAATGTGACTTCCAACTTTTCAGTGGATGAAAAGTCATGGCAACGCTACAAAGGTTATCTTACGAAACTGTGTCAAGAAGGTGTGCTAGAGCACTTCATGCAATACATCAGTTTAGATGGGTGGGGTGCACAGGCTGAATACATGAGACACGGTCTAGACTTTGAACTGTTGTGGGACCGAGTCAATCAATTTTTAACCGAGATTCCTTATCGCAACAGCATCACATTTATTGTCACAATGAACAACCTGTCAGTTACCAGTCTGGAGCAGTTGTTTGCTGGCATCCTGGGCTTGAGAAAAACCCACAGCAAGACCTATCAGCGCATATGGTTTGACACCCCGGTGTTGCGCCAACCGCATTGGCAGAGCCTACAACTGCTGCCCGAGAGCTATGCTGCCAAACTAGAACGTCTCAAGGATCAAATGAGTATTCAGCAAGAAACACCCGAAGATCCCTTTCATGGATTCAAGGACTATGAGGTTGCTAGACTGGACCGAGACATTGCTTGGATGCGTCGTGGCCAACAACTGGATCCGGTCTACCTCTCACAGAACAGGGCAGACTTTTATAGATTCTTCAGCGAACATGATCGTCGCCGCGGTACTGACTTCCTAAAAACATTCCCGGAAATGTCATCGTGGTGGCGCGAGTGCGAGTATCAAGCCCGACAGCAATAGCATCATGCAGGGTAAAAATTACAAACTGGTATTAGATACCTTTTGCGAAGTCTATGACTTGCTCCGGCCCTGGGCCGATGATGTTTTTTGGGATCTTACCAAGCATGACATTGTACCAGGTGCTGTTTACCTAATAGGCCGCCAACAAATGGTGGCCAATGCACCTCTCATACGCGAGTTGGCTGAATCCGGCCAATGTACAATAATACACAGCAATCCAGCCGAGGGCTCCGAAACACTGAGGAACAAGTGCTATTCTTATGGCATAGATCAACTAGTGCTTGATAAAAAAATACTGTTGCTCGGCGGCGGCGAGATGGCACCAGAATGGCCTTACATGCTGTTTGACAGCTTTCTACCCAAGGTCCTGGATTATACGGAAAACATTCAGGCCATTGAGCAAGCACAGGCAATTTTTACCAAGACCGACAAGCCTTATAAATTTCTATTTCTCAACGGTCGCATGAGACCCAGTAGAAAATATCTAGTTGAACAGTTTGATCTCTTGGGCATATTGGATCAAAGTCTTTGGAGCTTTTTGGACAGTCACAGCAATACTCGAGGTGTGCTAAAACTCATGCATCGTGATCAAGATCTCATGAAGACTGTGAGACCGGTCAAGTATTTAGATCCTGCTTATGAAGTGGATGCTTACAGTGCCAATGTTGATCGGCCAGTGAACGAAAGCTATGTCAAGCCCGCCTTGTTCAACAATGACTGGGGCGAAATCTATCTCAAAGCTGCACCCTATGTTGACACCTATTTCAGTGTGGTAACTGAAACTGTGTTTGACTATCCCCACAGTTTCAGAACAGAAAAAATCTGGAAACCCATTGCCATGGGTCATCCTTGGGTTGCTGTGGCCAACGAAGGCTATTACCGAGACATGCGCAATCTGGGATTCCGTACATTTGATTCAGTAATTGATGAAAGTTTTGATCTCATACCCAACAGCCAAGACCGTATTGAACGTGTTGCCCAAGTAGTGGATGATTTGTGCCGTCAAGATCTTAAGAGTTTCTTGAAAGAGTGCTACAATATATGTAAATACAATCAGCAGCACTTGGCTGAAATGCGACTGCAAGTTCGGCAAGAATTTCCTGACCGTTTACATCAATTTATCCAGCAACATCGTCATGACTGATCTAGAGTTTAAAAGACAATTCTTGGACACCAAGAGCGCCAGTTTTTGCGGTGCCAAGTGGTACAATGCCACCATATGGCTAGGGTCAGGCATGACCACCAGCTGTCATCACCCACCAGCTCACAAGGTTCCTGTAGAAGAAGCTCAAAGGAATCCCCGGTCCTTGCACAATTCAGCACAAAAGAAACAAGATCGTGCACAGATGTTGGCAGGAGAACGTCCGCCTGGTTGTGAGTACTGCTGGAAAATTGAAGACATGGGTCGAGATGCAGTAAGCGACCGTGTGTACAAGAGCAAGATATATCCCATTGCAGCCCTGGATGAGGCATTTGATACCCCAGCTGATCAAGACGTCAATCTTCGAACTCTCGAAATTGCGTTTGATAGAACTTGCCAATTTGCCTGTAGCTATTGCAATCCTGCTTTCTCCAGCACCTGGGTCAATGACATCAAACGGCACGGAGCCTATGAGGGGTTGGTGTCTGATGGGCGCAATCACTTTACTCATACTCACGACAGTGCTCAACTATACACGTTTAATCAAACCAATCCCTATGTGGATGCGTTCTTTTCTTGGTGGGAAACAGACCTACACCGAACGCTCCAAGAACTGAGAATCACCGGAGGTGAACCACTTATGAGTGGTTATACCTGGAAGTTGATTGAGTGGTTCAAAACCAACCAAGGCAAGAGTACTACACGACTGGCCATTAACTCCAACCTGGGCTTTGATCAGGAAAAACTGTCGGAGTTTATTGAGGCAGTAAAACCATTGCCGCATGTGGAACTGTACACCAGCATGGAAGCCACAGGGATTCAAGCCGAATACATACGCGATGGCCTTGATTATCATCAGTGGCTGGACAATGTGCAGGCCTTGGTGGAATCCGGCGCAGTAAAAGCTGTGCATGTGATGTGCACCATCAATGCCCTGTGCCTGGACAGCTTGGTTGCTCATCTTGACACCATGTTGGAACTCAAGCAACTGTACGGGCGTGATGCTGTGAACTTCACACTAAATATCTTGCGTTTCCCCAGCTTTCAGTCGCCCTTGGTGCTGCCGGATCACCTGCGCACACGCTATCGTCTAGAACTAGAGCAGTGGTTGTTTACGAATCGAAACAATCCTTTCCTGCACGAGCACGAGATCAATCACACACAACGCTTGATTGATTATCTTGACGTGGTCAAGACACCGCACTCGGACACATTTGAACGCCCTGCTCTGTTGAATGATTTTGTTAAATTTTATCAGCAGTATGATCAACGCCGGGGCAAAGATTTTGCTGCAGCGTTTCCTAACTTGAATGAATGGTATAACAGTATATGAATGCACAACAACAAATAGATTTTTTAAAAAAACAATATAATGTACTACAAGTAATTGACTTAGGCGCGTGGCACTCGATGTCGTACTCGGATGCACAAGATTGGCTCAAAAACCAGTGTCAGCAAGCAAAACAAGATTGTTACGAACAAAATCAACGCCTGGTATTTGTTCACCAAACAGGTGATTTTTATATCAAGACACAAAAAACCGGATTGATACTGCGCAACTTACAACTCATTTTAAATGAATGTGATATCACTAATTCTTTTGTGATTTTGCTATCAACCAATCCTGACTTGCAACAAGAATTAACTTATGTGCACTCATTGAATAATGATCAATTTAACAGCATTCAAGGAATCGGCATTGAAGGGCACAATTGGCAAGTTATTTCTCTTGACAAGAATCCCTCCACAATAAAAGAGATGTATCAGTATGATTCAGTCAATCCCTTGAAGTTATCGTTGAACGAACTCAGTCAAAAAGAAAAATTTTTATTGACTGAAAGTAAAGTATTTTGCATTTACCCCTGGATACATTTAAATGCCAATCCAGATGGAAATGCTTATCCATGCTGTATGACCAATCATAAACATCCGGTTGGAAATGTTAAAAATAGTAGCCTGTCTGAAATTTGGAATCAACCATTGATGAAAAAAGTTCGAACCGACATGCTGACAGAAAAAAAAATAACCGGCTGTAATCATTGTTATGAAAAAGAAGAAGCTGGATTTTTTAGTGGGCGATTGAGTGCCAACAAACATCACGGGCATCACATTGACAGAGTAAGCGAGACTACTCCTGACGGAACAGTCGATCGATTTGAAATGATTTATTGGGATATTAGATTCAGTAACTTGTGCAATCTCAAATGTCGCAGTTGTGGTCATATTTATAGTAGTCAATGGTACCAGGATCAAACCAAAATTGCAGGACCCGAGTGGAAGTTACAAAACAGTGTGTTGAATTATGCTGGTCGCGACGAAAACGACATGTGGTTACAACTTTCGACTCATTTGGATTATGTGGAGCAAATATATTTTGCCGGTGGCGAACCATTGGTGATGGAAGAACACTATAATATATTGGAAGAACTTGTTCGACGCAAACGATTTGATGTTAGATTAATATACAATACCAATTTCACGCACACTGATCTCAAAGGAAAAAGTGTGTTTGAGTATTGGAAATTGTTTGATAGTGTAAGTGTAGGTGCTAGTTTAGATGCATCGCATGCTCGTGGAGAATACATACGGAAAGGAACTGATTGGAGTACTGTGGTCAAAAATCGACAACAAATGCTTGAAATATGTCCCGGTGTAGATTTTTATATCTCTCCTACACTCAGCATAATGAATGCATTGCACCTGCCGGACTTTCATCGCGAGTGGGTAGCTGATGGATTGATAAAAACTCAAGATCTCAACGTCAATATATTGTTAGATCCTTCTCACTATAGAATTGACATTGCACCGGAAGAATACAAAAAAAGAATACGTGACAAATTTGAACAACATCTAGATTGGCTGAGACCTCAAGATCAATTGAACAGAGCCACCGTGGGATTCGAAAGTGCCATTAAATTATTGAACAATAACAACAATCATCTACTAGAAAAATTTTGGCAAAAAACACACGAGTTAGATGCCATTCGAAGAGAAAATATATTGGATGTAATACCAGAACTCAAGGCGTTAAAATGAACTTACCACATGAAAAATTTTGCGTGTTGCCTTGGGTCAGCCTAGAAGCCAGTCCCATCGGTACTGTGCGCCCTTGCTGTCTGGCCGATGACGAAATTGTCGACGACGCTGGCAACAAGTTCGAATTGGCCACATCGACCTTTGGCGAAGTTCAACAAAGTCAGCACATGAAACGACTGCGTGAACAGTTCTTGGCTGGGGAGAAACCACAGACCTGTCGCAAGTGTTGGAACGAGGAACGTGGTGGCCGTACCAGCAAACGCATGCATACCCTGGATCGACTCAAGCACATGTTGCCTGACCAGGAATGGACTGCGGATGCTAAACCTCTCATGTTCTTGGATCTCAAGCTGGGCAACATCTGTAACTTGAAATGTCGTATCTGTGGTTCATGGTCCAGCAGTCAGTTTGCAGTGGAAGAAATGAGTCAGCTGCCCACGGAAGAAGAAAAGAAAAAATCTTTTCCCTATCAAATGTTGAGAGCCGGTGCCTGGCCTAGAGAAAATGAACGCTTCTGGTCAGAAATAGATCAAGCTCTGGACCGAATTCGCTATATCGAATTCACAGGAGGTGAGCCATTCATGATTGACCAACACTTTGACATGTTGCAAGGTATTGTGGATCGTGGCATTGCTCATCAAGTGGAGATACATTACAACACCAATGGCACACAGTATCCTGAGCGTGGCGAAGCAATTTGGCGGCATTTCAAAACAGTAGAGATTGCATTCAGTATCGACGATGTGGGTGACCGATTTGAATATCAGCGCACAAATGCAGATTGGGCTGTGGTACTAGATAACATCACAAGTTTTCAGTATCTAAAAACTCAAATGCCTAACTTGCAGTTACAATGTTGCTCAACAGTAAACATTTTCAATGTACGTTACATTGATCAGTTGGCCCATTGGATTGTGCAGCAAAATTTTGACTTTGTGTACTGGAACATGATGCATGATGCCTGGTACTTTTCAATTGCTACACTACCTGACTCGGCTAAGTCTGCTGTTACAGAACACCTACGCACAGCAGATGTGCCACTGCAGTACCGTGTGGAGTTTGACCGTATCATAGATTTTATGAATACTGGCGCATCAACAGATGGCTTCATGCTGCGAATGAAGATAAGTGACTTGGATCGCAAGAGAAATCAAAACTTCCGGGACGTAGCTCCAGAAATGGCTGAGTTGATTGACTATGACTATGCGTCGGTTTAAAATACTATACAACACAGACGATTCAAACTCGTTTTGGCACAAATCTTTTATTAAATTTTTGTCACGGTATTTTGATGTTGTGAGATTTGGTGACAACACTGAGCACAAGAAAGAAGATACACTGATTGCTGTAAATGTTTTCAAACACGGAAATCCAGATGCCAGTTTTTGGTATCGTTCTTATCTTGAGCAAGGATTTAAAATATTAGTAGACGGCTTGTGGGAGCATGAAGGATTTTCAAAAGAAAAAGCCTATATGTCGGATCTACCACACTGGCCCGAAACCGAAGGTGATTTTTTTATTGTACACATAAAAAATTGGTTTTGGTATTTTGAATCTATATGGTACACAGATCTAGGATATCAAAGCTATAGACCAAACAAAACATATACTAAATTAGCGCTCATGCCCATGCGTGTGGATCGTTGGCATAGAAAAGAAACTTTTGCAAGAATGAGCAGCATGCTGGACGACATGATCTGGAGCTATGCCTGGCATGGCAAGTATCTGCCCAATGATCTGTCGCCGGCTCACGGAGTCTTTCAACGACACTATGATCCCACCTGGTATGATAGTACCTATTATAGTCTTGTGACAGAAACTGAAGTGCACACACCTCCGGACATTTTTGTCACAGAAAAAACATTCAAGCCCATGGCATTTTATCATCCTTTCATGTGCGTGGCACAACAGGGACACCTGGCCTATTTGAAAAGTCAAGGATTTGAAACATTTGAAAACATGTTTGACGAAAGTTATGACAGTATGCCTCTCTTGGATGATAGAATACAGCACATTGTGGCTCAGTCTAAATCATTCAAACGAGAGCCTTACAGTCAACTGACCTGGGACAAACTTGCACATAATCATGCGAGATTTTACAACCAGCAGCTGGTAGAGACTCGATTGATCTCTGAACTAATTGAACCCATACTAGAATATGCCGAATCCTAATGCTCCTGCCACTCTCTGCATGGCACCGTGGACTCACACCTACTTGAGTCCACAAACCGAAAGGCGTATGTGTTGTGCCAGTCGTGAACCTGCACAGAACTTTGAACAATACATAGACACTGCAGCTGGCACCGGGACTTATCGGCCAACAACATTGGAACAACACTGGAATGGTGATCACATGAGATCGGTCCGGCAGAGAATGATGGCCGGGGAAACGCTACCTGAATGTGATGTATGCAACAGTAAATTACTCAATACTGATGTCTATCGCAGCTACTTTAATAGTTTGTTTGGTCATAAGTATGAAGAGGCTATGGCAGCCACAGATGAAACTGGATATACCACAGTCAAGCCTGTGAGCTGGGATTATAGATTCAGCAATCTTTGCAACTTCAAGTGCCGCATGTGCGGTGACATGCTGAGCAGTAGTTGGGAAAGTGAACAACGTACTCATAATATGTTGGACTATACCAATCCTAAAAATAATTGGATGCGCCCTGAGGTTCGAGAACAAATAAGACAATTTCAAGACACACAAATTGAAGCAGAATTTGCCGCTGCAGTAGAAGAACACAGAGTAGAAGAAATATACTGGGTGGGAGGAGAACCTCTCATGTACGAACAACACTGGCGTTACATGCGCCGTATAGTTGAACTAGGTGATGGACCAAGAGTTTATGCAAGATACAATACCAATCTCAGTCGGGTTAATTACGGCGGTGTTAACCTTTATCGTGATATACTGGCTCATGTACGAGACTGGCAAATCTGCGCCAGCATCGATGGACTTGGACCCATCGGAGAATACATCCGCACTGGGTTGGAATCTACCACCTTTTTAAACAACTTTCAGCAAGGGCTGACTATTTCTCGGCATCCCAGGCAGATGCGTTTTGATTTTACCTTGACCTTGCCTGGCATGTTTGAAGTGGTCAATATCATGAACACTGCCAGAGATTTGGGTGTTGATGTGTTGTCCAAGGTCACATTTGCATTTACCCCGGACATTGTGATGAGTCCCTTGTGCTTGCCGAGAAGTTTGTTGGATCCCTGGGTAAATGAATTGCTGACACAAGTGTCAGGTGGCGCCATGCAGGATGTGTTGACACAGTTGAAAAATCGTCCTACTTTTGAAGAACAATGGCCGGATCAATGTTTGCAAGGTTGGCGGCAGGGCAAGCAGAGAATACTGCGACTAGAATCTATTAGAAAAAATCCCACAACCATGGATGCGATACTGAGCCAACGTCCCGATGTACATGCTTGGTGGAAAGCAATTGATGAGTGAAATAAAAATTACCCTTAGAAATCCCATGGATCGGGACAGCACGCTAGATTGCTGGATTGTGCCCAACGACACCCAGTTGGCACAAGACTGGATCACTGCTCTTAAGCAATTGTTGCAGTCAGACTGCATGCTGGAAAAAAATTACTGTTTCATGGGCTTTGCTGGCACTGCCAGAACACTGGAATATTTGTGCATTCAGTTGAATCAAGCTGTGTGGCAGATCAATCTGTTCAACCGGTCCGGTGAGTGGCAGCGACTGGGACTCGCGGACTATCAAATTGAAGACTGGTTTGCCCCCGACGTGGTTCGCTATGGCCGTGAGTACCCTGTGGCCGTGGGTGGCAATCAACCTTATGAGGTAGGACTTCAGGTCAAACATTCTGTGATGAATCGCCTGCACAATCACTTTGAAGTGTTGCAAGGCACAGTGAACAATCTCAGTAGATATTACCAAGCAGCTGACTATCCTACCAAGTATGCCATACGTCAACTCAACAACATTTGTCACGAAATTGAAAACTTGGTGTTGAGCCAACGCAAACGAGTGTCCAATCCCGAATGGCAACGACCCAGTCAAATCACCACTTGGTTGTGTGCACCTCGGTATCCGTTGACTGACGAACACAGGCAAGGTTTTGTAGCCAATGGTTATGACCGTGTGCTGGGAGGTGTATACATGCACTGGACACAGATAGGCAAAACCTTGTTTGAGGTATTCCGTGACGAAGATGCACCTGTGTTAGATGGTGCCACTTGCGACGCTATCACACATCTTGAATACTATTCGGGAGAGTTTGACATTGAGTGGGGTCGTGATGTGACACGCGGCAGCGAGCAACCTTGGCACGATGGTGAGCAAGATCGTTTTCAAACCTGGTTGAAGGCCAATGGACTTGACCCCCAAGACCCCAAATTGAGTCTGGGTTATTTGCCAGTGGGTCAAGTTGACTTGATTCGCAGCTTTGGTACCGACGACTACCGATCCATTTGGCAACAGCTGGAAACACACCTAGATATATACAAGATCACAGTGGATGGTGTTGAGGCAACATACGACTACTGCTGGAGTGACCCGGATCATGCTCAACAACAAATTGACATGATGCAACCTGGATACGACTATCAAAGGAAACAATTATGAACTGGATTAGAAATCTTTATAATCGCGTTATGTTAGAAATACGCTATCGCAAAAAACTCAAAGAATTGAGAAAGCGCGATCCTTTTATCTACAAGTGACGATGAAAAATATCTTAGGTGTTTCGGCTGGCTATCATGATTCGGCTGTGTCATTGATTTCTCCACATGGAGAAATTTTGTTTGCCGGGCACAGCGAGCGTTATTCAAAAAAGAAAAATGATGCTGACTTGCATCCTGCATTGTTGCACGAAATTGATTTTGATCAGGTTGACACTATTGCTTACTACGAACGGCCTTGGAAAAAACAACTGCGTCAATGGTATTCAGGACAAGGCATAGAGCGGAATAAACTTTTTGTCAGAGATATATTAAGAAAACAGCTCAATTTTGAAAATTTCTACTCGTTTGACGACGTCCATCCTTATGTGGATGCATATTTTTACAGCGATGAAATCAATGGCCTTGATTTATTTACAGTCAAGTCATACAATCATCATTTGTCGCATGCAGCAGCAGGATTTCAAACGTCACCGTACGATCGTGCCACGGTGGTAGTTATTGATGCCATAGGTGAGTGGGATACCATATCAATATGGGGTGCTGAATATGATCGTCGAGGTCGTGCATGTTATAAACGTCTGTGGAGACAAACTTACCCGCATTCTATTGGACTGTTTTATAGTGCAATCACTGGCCGAGTTGGCTTGCGTCCACTAGACGAAGAATACATCACCATGGGCATGGCCGCTTGGGGCAAGCCACAGTGGCAAGACGCACTCAAACTAAGTCTAGTCAATGACGTAGAAAAACTTACCTTTCGACAAAATCTACACACCGGCGTAGGGGATGATTTCTTGCCCAATGCTACCAACGAAGATCTTGCTGCCAGCGCTCAGGCTCTCGTAGAACAACTGATTGAGTCTGTTATGACGCGAGCCAGAGACCAGGGTTGGAGTCAAAATCTAGTGTACATGGGCGGTGTGGCTCTCAATTGTTTGGCCAATAGACGCCTGGGGTCCTGGTTTGAAAACATCTGGATCATGCCCAACCCAGGCGATGCTGGTTCGAGCCTTGGTGCTGCTGCCCTTGCATATGGCAAAAAGTTAAACTGGCAGGACGCTTACTTGGGTCACCTCATTCCTGGCCCTTATCCAGTACAAGATTTATTACAAGAATTAGTGACCAACAAGATTGTGGGTGTAGCCAGTGGGCGTGCTGAATTTGGACCCAGGGCTCTGGGCAATCGCAGTCTCCTGGCAGATCCCAGAGGCAATACTATCAAGGAACGAGTAAATGAAATCAAACGCAGACAACAATTTAGGCCTTTTGCGCCTGTGGTCCTGGAAGAACATGTTAGAGATTATTTTGACATGCCTGGCGGCTGGGTCGATTCTAGGTATATGCAGATCGTTGGACGTTGTCTGCGTCCTGACCTGTTCCCTGCTATTGTTCACGTGGACGGCACGAGTCGCATACAAACTGTACCAAAAGATGGTTCGGGAATTAGAGCACTGCTGGAATCTTGGTATGCCTTGACTGGCTGCCCTATGCTGCTCAACACCAGTCTCAACATCCGTGGCGAGCCCATGGTCAACGATCGAACAGATGCAGATAGATTCGAAAAGTTATATGGCGTTAGAGTACATAGTTAACATGACCACAAAGATCAGTTCAAGCCCAACTTTTTGTCCAGAGCCCTGGACTACACTAAACATTGCACAGTCAGGACAAGTACTGCCGTGTTTTCACAGTTACGGCAATAGCAATAAACAACCACATAGTCTGGGCAATGTCAAGCAAGAATCTGTACAAAGTATTATATCAGGTCCTGTGCTGACCAGTCTGAAACAGACCATAGCTCAAGGACAATGGCACCCATTTTGTCGTCAGTGCCAGCAACACGAAGCCCACGGCTTTATCAGTGCTAGACAGACCAAAATAGTGGATCCTGCTGTGGTCACCCAGATAGATTCAGATTCTGCTGTGTTTAAATTGACACATCTTGCACTGAACTGGAGTAACATTTGCAATCTGACCTGTACCTATTGCAACCCAACTACCAGTACCGCTTGGCAACAGGTGTTGAACATGCCTATTACACATGTACGCAATGAATCATCGGGCCTGGTAGAACTGGCTCGTGCCAGCCGAGACTCCTTGATAGGGTTAAGCCTGGGCGGTGGTGAACCTTTGTTACAGACTGGCCTGTTGAACCTGCTGCAGGAAATTGACAGTGATCGTGTCGATGTAATGGTCACTACCAATCTCAGCATGAATCTAGAGCGCAATGCTATCTACCAAGAGCTTAGGCATTGGCCCAATGTACAGTGGATGATCAGTTTTGACAATGTCACACGTGACAAATTTGAATATGTTAGGCGTGGTGCTAAGTGGAGTCAATTTGTATACAATATTCAAGTGCTAAAAGAACACAATCAACAGATCACAGCGCATCCTGCGTACAGTATATACTGTGCGTTTGATCTAGTGGAATACTATGAGTTTTGTCAAGCCCAAGACTTGCCTATCTTTTGGTGCGATCTGGTAGATCCGGCACCCTTGGACGCCCGTAGACTAAAACCGGAATTGCGTCAACAGGCCAGCAAAGAAATTGATCGCATACTGGCACTGTATGCAACAGATGTTCAAAATGAACAACGGTTAAGTTTGGATAATCTAAAACGCTATCAAGCCCAGTTACTGATACCTCCAGATACCACAGTAGATCCATGGGCTTGGCACGCTGTGCAAGAACAAGCAAGAAGCCACCCAACTAGATTCAAAGAGCTGTGGTCCAATGTGACTGGCTCTGTACGGAGTTAAAGTTTATTCATGATTACAAACGCAACAGTATCTTTTCCAAATGGGTCAAGGTTTATTTTAGTGGACGACTTTTTTGAACAGTCCGTAATAACTGATATAAATCAATTGTTTTATTCAGATGATGGGTGGGAGTCGGGTTATGAGTTTGCTCATTATCCCGGGCGACAAATATATCGTGGCACATCTCTAGTATTAGAGCAGATAAAAAAACACGCAATAGCAGTTGACATTGGTGCTGTGTTAGGAGTTGATGTTGAATTTGTAGGAATTGATTTGTGGAAAGACAGCTCTGGATATCAAATAACCCCACATTGTGATATACCAGGGCCAGATTATGCAGTACAGATCTACATGGGCGAAGGACACAATACCTTTCAAATGCTAGGCACAGCATTATACATTAAAAAACACCACCATTTGACTCCTTTATTTGAAATCTCTTACAGGCCTAATTCGGGATATATCATTGACGCACCGCATACAATACTACATGGACTCAATCACAAAATTCCTTCCAACTATAACAGATATAGCATTTATCTTCGATACAACAAGAAATGAGTATTTTAGTTATAGGTGATAGTTTCAGCTTTGGATCAGAGCTACCAGACGTTCCTGAGCACTTGGGCATTTATGGAAACAATAATACCGACGGCGGTATTGTGAATCCTAGTCAATATGCTTGGCCATCGTTATTAGCAAATCATCTTAACACTTCGGTTACTAATCTGAGCATAGCTGGCGGAAGCAATGATAGAATTTTTAGATTAGCAATAACCGAATCGGTCAGCAAGAAATATGATTTGGTAATTTGTGCTTGGTCATCAATTGATCGTTTTGATTTTAGTTATCACGGAAAAGATCTTCCTTTAACCGCCGGGGTTGATGTTAGTCTTTATTTTCCTTGGTTTAAACAATACCTTGCAGATCACTATGATTCATTTAAAAGTCAACAGAGATGGTTAGCACAACTATTGTCATTGCAAGCATTTTTTAAAAACCAACAGCAACCTTATTATTTTGTAAAGAGTTGTAAGATCATTGACAATAGGTCATTGGGTTATCTATCAAAAGAAATCGACATTGATCACTGCATCAGGTGGGAGAGTGATATGATGAGTTGGTGTACTGGGTTGCCTCAAGGAAAACATGGTCATTTCCTTGAACAAGGACACCGGTTGGTTGCTAATCTTTTTATAGATAAGTTTCGAGACCGCCACGTCTGCGTAAATCCTGTGTGCAGCAACTGATACCACCGTCCCAGAAGTAACTGTGGCGCAGTTCTGAAATGATAGGATTGATTCTGTGACGCTTACAGAAATCAAATACTTCTCGGTTGTAGGCACTGAAGATTACATTTTCTTCGTCTAACACCAAGCAATTGACATCAAACACAGTTTCGGCCACAAAGCCAGTCCACTTGTTCAAATAGGTGTTCACAAAGTCTGTGAACTCGGGTGTGGGTGTTTGTCCTTGTACATACCAAGCACCGGGACTTTGTTCGTACTTGAACTTGCCCACTTCCATGGCAGCCCAGATTGAGCTATCCCATATTTTGCAAACGTCCCAGCCTGGAAAGTCTCTGCCAAGATCCAGGTTCACATCATGCTTGCTGCTCAAAATAACACCGGGCTTGAGAATAGCAAACACTGCATCGCCGTGACCATCTGTCACAGCCTCGTGTATGCGATACTCTGGACCCAGACAGTTTTCCACAATCCAGGCAGTTTGATCCGGACGCAAAAAGTCTGAGTTGTCAAAAAACACATCACGACCCACACGCACAATACAACTGGCCGATGCACCGTTAAGTATGCAATCAGCATCCCATGCACTCTTGTGTGGATTCACAACTTGATCTTTGAAATCACTGCAAATTTCATCCAGTTCTGGCATGGCCAACACACGCAACAATTTTTGTCCCAGAGTGATTTGCCAATCTCTAGGAGTCAAGGGCGGCAATGGTGCTCCGCCGCCTTCGGTTTGAAACCACACAAATTGATCTTTGCTGGGTAAGTTGGGTCTACGAACTCGAGCACCATAGCGTTCAATGGTCTTTTGTAAATTGTCGAGATCCTCTGCAGTTTCGGCAAGAATTTGCTGCAGTTGATTGCGAACTTGTGCATTGTCAATGAAGTCAAAATAGTCTGGAGAATAAGCACGGCCCACTATGACTTCTTCAAGTGGTTGCCAGCTGGTATAAGAATTGATCATGAGTTTAATCTTTCAAGTAAGCTATTTAATCTGCTTTGTTTTGAAGAACAAAATAATTGTTGGTTGTGTTTAACATCATCAAGGCAACTAACAAACCAGTCATGCATGGGTTGTGATTTTATTTTGGCAATGGCCGCTTTTATCTTGATCCAGCGTTGGGTATTGTTGGTTTCTAAATCGTAACTGTTGTCTATCACATGGTCAAATGTTCTATAGCCCAGAGATCTCAGTGCTGCCAAACTGCCGGGTGCACCCACAATCACGAATGGCTGTCCGTGTTTGATAGGTTTGAATGTTTTTTCTGTTAAAAATGCTCCACCGCTTTGATCGGCATCAAAATGTGTTTCCAACACTATGTTGCAATAGCTTTGTGTGTAGTGTGCATATTCTGTGAGATGATGATCGTTTTGTTGATCCGAGTTCATGTCATCACACACATAAGGTGCGTGACTCAAGAAATCCTCAACACAATCACGCAGTCCAGAATCATGATCTATCTCTATGGGATTGTCTTCAAATCTATCACATACATCGACAGTACCGTAACTCCATTGACTATGATCCAATAGTCCAAATCGTTGCAGGTCAGCCATTATAGTGGCACGCCACCACTTGTGTGTTCTACTGAGTGCTGTGAATTCGAATGGTCTGATATTGTGATGTATTTTGGCAGGTGCCACTTCTCGATTGCGGTGCCAGAACAGCAGTTCGTGATCTGGAAAGTATACAAAACCCGGGATGCAATCGGCTGCAGTATTACCACTCACAAAGCGATAGCAGTTAGCTGGCAGCAGGTGATGCTGACACAATTGATCCAGTCTAGATTTTATCCTGGCTGGGTTGTCTCCTTCGTGATAGTAAAACAGCACAGTCAATTCACCTGTATGTAACTGAGATCTGACCAGAGAGCTCATGAGTCCAAAGTAGTCTACATCAAAGTTGAAAAATCCTAGACCAACAGGATAGTATCCACTCACGGAATCTTCTACCAGTGATAACTCACATTCAACGCCGTGAGTTCTACAGTGCTCCAACAACTCAATGGGCACTGTGTTAGGCCAATGATGCACAAACTGTCTCCAACCCTGGGTATAAGGTTGTGCTGACCAAACGGCCAACGCTGGATAGGCCTTGTCTTTCTCTACGCGATCAACTGTGAGATTGAGTTTGCAACCCACGCAACATGTCCTGTAATTCCTGCCAAAGAATTTTTTCTAAGCCAGTACCATAAAAATGTTCATAATTGTGCTCAACGGCTGACAAACAAGCACGATGTATTTGTTGTCGTTCACGCACTGACAAGCTGTCCAATTCTTTCAGTAACCGGGTGACTTTTTCAACTCTCAGGATGTCGTCAGTTTCCTCATCGTAGCTTTCGTCAAACACATCCGCAAAGGTTCGGAATCCGTAACTGCGCATGTATTCCAAACTGCCAGCAGGTGCTACCAGCACAAATGGCATTTCCAGTGCAATGGCCTTGAATGTTTTTTCTGTAATGTGCAGTCTGCGACCAAAGTACACAGTTTCAGTAGGCACATACAACAAGCTGTCTTGTGCTTCTGTGTAATTGCCCAACCAACACGAAGTCATGATCTGAGTTTCTTCTCCCTCAAACAGTCTTGGCAACTCGGCATCCTGAAACACTTGCTCAATATCAGGATATATGTTACTATACTTGAGTGCAATTTGTGAAATATCAACACCTTCGTATGGACATGTTCTTGGCGCAGAAATGTAATTTTTTTCTAAACCTTGCTTGAATACATTGTATAAAAATAATACTCTGTGGTCTCGCTTGCCGGCTACGATGCGATTTGGACTCATGAAGGTGTGTGTAGGTGCACGATCTCGGGCACGTGGTATCAAAAATGTTTTGTCGTAGCCCCGGAACCAGTCCTTGCAAGCCCAGCCGTGATAGAAATAGTAGTGACTTTTCCAACCATATGTTTTTTCCAGTTGTTCAACATATTCTCCCTGCTCGCTTACAATGACATGTCCTGAAGGATTTGGAAATATTTCGATCCATTTTGTTTGATCTTCATTCCAATGACCCCCTATATCACTGTTGCAATTTTTTACTTCTTTAAATAATAATTCATATTGATCTACCCAACAAGGTTCTTGGTCATGCATCCATACATAATCGGTTTCTATGATATCATCGCGACCCAAGTTAAATAAAGCATCAGGGGTTGTTACACCCGGTGGATCACAAAAAAACATTCTTGTTCCGGGGAGATTGTGTTTGATCCAAGGCCAAAAAGTATTGTTGTAAATTTCGTCTATTCTAATCATGTTTGATGTATTTTATTCAGGAACCGCACCGGGTTTGTTTGCTCATGAGCAGCAAGCCAATGATATCGAGCATGCTCGCAGCATGAGTCGCACAAGATTCTTTTGGTGGATCACATACTTATGTGACTATGCTGACTTTGATTTTCTTTGGGAACCAAGTCCCTGGCAAGCGCATCAACGTCATGCTTGGCCTAGTCAATGGCAAGTAGACTCGGGAACTTATCTTGTGCCCACAGTGGGATATGCTGACACCAACTATCATAGCAATTTATCGATACCCAGACTGCCAGATCTTGCTGCTTGGTCAGTACCTAACAACATAGATCTTGCCAGTTTTGATTTTAGTTGGCATCCGGATTTTAGAGAACCCGATTATGAATATCACTTTGGTACTCAGTGGCAAAATGCCGGGGGTCCAGTGTATCGTGGCACAGGCGTTGTAAAAATAATAGATGAGCCTCGTGCCATTGCAGTAAAAAATCTTGCCAACTGGATCATACCACAAAATATTGATGCCGACAGCGTTGATTATTCATGGCATCCTGATCCATTTGATCCTCCTTACATTTATGAATTTGGTACAACTTGGTATTCAGAAGGCGGCCCGATTTACACAGTGCCAGGAGCAACGGATTACAAATACGTTGATCATCCGCGAGCCAAACTCAAGCCCAGTACCGAAAACTGGCAGGTGCTGCACACCAATGACTCAGAATCTTTTGATTGGACTTGGTGCCCACATCCCAAGGATCCGCCCTACGTCTATGTATTTGGTAATCAGCACTGGCCTGCCGAAATCATGCCCACCATGGAATATCATGTGCCCGGAGCAGTTGAACGCAAGTTCATGAGCGAACCACATGCACAGTTGTTACCTACCAGTGAACATTGGCAAGTGACCACCGATCATGCTTTTGAATTTGATCGTTCTTGGTGTCCAGATCCCGGCGATCCGCCCTACATCTATGTGTTCGGCAATCAATGGCACCCAGCTGTGATCATGAGCACCATAGAATACCATGCGCCTGGAGCAGTCGAACGCAAGTTCTTGGATCATCCACAAGCTAAAATCTTGCCTGATCAAAGCTGTTGGTCAGTGCCCGAGGAAGTTGTGGCCGATCGTGTGGACTTTAGCTGGATTCCGGATCCCGGATCGCCTCCCTATGTCTATCACTTTGGCACAGACTTTCAGTCCAGTGTGAACCTGACCTACACGGTGCCAGGCGCTACTGAAATCAAATTTGCCGGGGACATTCCTACTCGAGTCAAAGAACAAACAGCCGTGGCAGTGTTGGACATCTTTTATCTTGACCGCAGCAATGCAGTCAGTGCTAGTCGGTTTGCAAGACTGCAAGAACGCTATCCACATATACAGCGAGTTCGCTATGTAAACTCGGTCATGGATACCATTAAAAGATGCTTGAACAAGACCCGGAACACAAGATTCTGGGTTATTGGCAGCGAGAATGTGTATGATGATTTTGATTTTGCCTGGCACTCTGAGCCCTGGCAGCGTTCCATGACTCATGTGTTTGGTTCACAGTGGAACAAGTGGTCTGACACATTCTTGGTCAACAAGTGGGAGTTTGAACGCAATGCTCGCTGGGCCAAAGGCATTGAAGAATTCCCCAACTTG